TTCATCATAATGAAGTATCTGTATGATAATTTCCCACAAGGACTAACAAAAAACAAAGCGAGGAAAGCCCTCAAAGAAATATTAACAATTGATTATGATTGGGAACTATAAACTATGAATCCACTTATATCAAATATTAAAAAAGACCTAATACCTAGAGTTATCGTAAGCGGATACCAAATATATATGGGATTCGTACACGAAACATCTAAAAACCCCCTTAGATACTTCGACTTCCTATATGAAAGCGGAAGAGTAGAAGATGTCGTAAAATATGAATATGGCGACTATGTTTATCCATTAAGTATCTCTTCCTATTTTGAACTGAACGATAAGTTAATGAGCAGAGGAACTAAATACAACCTAATGAAAAAAAGACATGAATACAACACAAGAAAATACGGCAAAATTTGTTCCAAGAGTAATACAGTTTGAAAACTATTCGTATGTGTGCTTCATTAATGAGAAAGAAGAAGAACAACCAAAAATGTATTATAAATTCTGCGGTGGAAGATACCCAACTAAAAACTTGGAAAAACCTTGCACTGAAGACAGAATCTATAAAATATCACCAACATTATATTTCAGATTAAGCTGCGAAATCAGAGAAGCAAGGCATAAAGAAAAATATAACTTAAATAAATTCAGACATGAACTTAATAACAGAAAATAACGACATAGGATTGGTTGAATTTTTCAAATACCTTAACCAAGTTACAGATATGTTTGTAACTGGTATTGAAGTCTCACCAATCAGAATCAAGAAAGATATGTATATCACTGGCTTCAGACGCATCGGTATATCATTCATAGAAGCCCACGTGAAACATATCAAACAATTGATGATAAAAACTAATGAGTTTTCAATGGAAATGCCATTGAAAGAAACTCCAGAAGAGGAAATGTGGATTGACACAGACCTATTGGCTCCTGAAGTTGTTCGTGGCGCTTTCAATGACCTCAGAAACTATTTCTTCCAACTGAAAGGATTTGAGATTGCTCAGATACAATATAAGCTGAAATCAGAACCAGATAACCTTTGCAGCCAAGAAGAAGTTATCATCTATGACAATAAACGTATAGCTTGCAGAGAAACAATTGCAAAAAGAAAACTATGCACTCAATTTAAGTCACATTTCTCCCATTTTGGGGGAAAGGTTGAAGATGGTAAACCACAGTATCAAAAAGCCCTCACAGACGAGGAAATAGCTGAAATGGCATGATTGTACTAAAAGATATATTAACTCCATCAGAATGGAGAACAACAATGCAAACTCTAAAAATGACTAAAACTGTATTTGGTCAAGATGACTATTACCTTTTTAAAAAAATAATCTAACTATGAGGCTAGAAAACTATATAACTCACGCAGAATACCTTGATACCATCGAACTAGCTTACAAGGTTAAAAAAATATATGGTATCAACACATATTTCTTATTCAAAAAAATATGCATGGTAGCAGTATGTAAAGCTGGTACAGTAGAAACAGATGGGGGTTTTACCTCATATATCACTTATAATATGTTTCTGTCCAAATGCTCACACCATATATTTCATATGCTAGATATTGGCACACTATTTAACATAAGAAGAAAGTATGAAATAAATGAAAAATTCTTTGGAGTGCCAGTAGCATATATCTTTGATTTTAATGTATTAGAATTAGATGAATTTTTAACCAAACCAAGTGGCATAAAAATGAAAAGACCACTAGAAGCATGGGATTATTAAAACAATAATGATATTATGAATATGGACGAATTAAAACAATCAATTTTTGAAGCCGTTATCAATAACGGTGTGGAGTCTTCCAAAGCTGATATATTTGGCGATAATCCAATGGAAGACAAAGTGTATACCAAGCGCATCAATATCAACTCTGATTACAATGATATGGAAGTTGTCTGTGTTAGTGTGACAAACGATACACCTTCCTTCGATACCATTACAGATAATGACAGCGTTAGAATCAACGTAAAGAATCGTGATGGCGTTTGGTGCAACCTCTTCATCAACGAGGTATCAAAAGATATGCTCGAATTCATCCACAGCAAGGTCTATTCGCTCTAAACACGATGCAATATGCGCTGGACAAACAATAAACACCAATCCATGTTCTTCTCCAAGATAGAATCCCTACCTTGGAGAGAATTCAATGACAGACTAATACCCCCAAAAGTTATAAAGATAGATAAACCAATACGCATTATCACAAACGATAATGGTACTGTGCATTATCTCATCTATAACCTAAACGGAGAAGAGTATATAAAGGAACTAGGACAGATTGTAAAGATTGAAGACAATGATGTAGAACTGTCGGTTAAATTCACAACAGGCTATCTATCAACCGCACAAAGATTCCTAAAGGATAAGATGAGAGGAGTATGCAAGAAGATTGAAGCTGACATAGATATGGAAATGACCACATATAAGCGTCTTCAAGACGTATTTGGTGACGCAATTGACCCAACAATCTTGACAGCCGAAAAAAATAAAGTAACTGACAGATACCAAGTATTCGTACATAATATGAAATTACTATGAACTGGAAACCAAAAAAAGGAGTAGGTAAGACACTATACGTAATTGATATAAATAACTATAACTTTAATAGCACTAGCCCATATGTGATATGGACATCAGACTCACATTGCCCAACAATAGTGAAGTATACTGATGTCCTCATAATTACCAATGGTGCTACAAAGGGAAGCACATTCATAGTTGCCAAGAAGAAAAGCGATAGTGTTACTAACAAGAAAAAAGGAGACGCTGAGTATAAGACATATAAACTCAAGAAAATCAACTCTATCAACGAAGATAAACAAGGCGTTGTTTTAATGAGAGGACAGAATATCATTATATCAAATGATAAGAAAGAACTCTTGAACATATTCAGTGGATTATATAAAAAGAAAGAAATTGCAGCAAGAAAATCTATTGATGATTATAACGCTGGAGCATATAGCTATTACTCTAGTTCAGATTGGATTGGACAAAAATTAATGGAACAACCTAAATGCGTTATGGAATCATATAAAATTTTTGTAAAAAAACTGAAAAAAATATGACATTATATTGGGGATATAGAGAAAACAAAGCATGTAACCAAAATTTTCTCTTTTCTAATTCAATTGGCAAGGTAGAAAATATTGTTCAATTTTCTAAACCACATAAGGATAAAAAAAATAATAATACCTATGCTTTGGTGGGAAATACACTAGATGTATACTGTCTAGGAATGGTAAAAGAACAAACACCCAAGTATAAAGGCAAACTTTTCATAGGACAAAAGGTATATGCTACGTCTAAAGAAGAATTGTGCATATATTATAGAGAAGCAGTTAAAAAGCACAGAAGCGTTCTTGATGCCGCAATGAAAAGAGCAGAACAATACCTCACAAACCTACAAACAAATATAAACGCACATGCAAATTACCAGTATAATTGGGCTAAAAGCGAAATAGAAAGACTTAAACAAACAATTAAAGAATCTGAATCTCAGTATAAACACCTCATAGAAAGAATCAAAAAACTATGATTTGGATTAATAAAGACAATACGAAACCATTATATCTGTTGTCAATTGAAGACATTATAGCAAAAAGCTATTCAAGAGACATTAAAATTAGCAAGACAAATGATATACTCCTATTCTCTGTAAGCGGTAACGTAGCCACACTAGTTAAAGGCTCTGTAAATGATAAAGAACACCTTATACATAGACAACTACTAGGAGTGGAGATTCTGTATGAAAGTGAAAAACCAAGTATCTTCGCAATCCTATTCGATGACACTAGGATAATAGCTAGCGATAAAAAAATATTGCTAGATGCCGTTAGAACAATACTTATGAGGACTGAGAAATATTATTTCAATAAACTTACAGAACTTGATATAGGAAAATTGACGAAAACACTGTACTCAACAGAACTTAGGAAAATGTATCGTTATTTCAAAACATTACACGAGAAACTAAAAGAAATATAATTGCCTATATGGATGACGTTAAAGAAAGACTCATTCTAGGAAAACTGAAAAATATCCAGAATGTGGCAACACTGATGAAAGACTATTTCAAACCCTTCGACCAATTCGTTGAAGATAAGAAATATACCATCAATGAAGCAATCAACGCAAGAGAATCTACACATAAATACCTAGATAGATATGGTTCGTTTATGCTAGAGACAACTGTAAGGAGCATAGAGAATATCATTAACGGAATTGAAAACTAATGAAACTCAAAGATGTAAACCTAAATATACCACATTACATTATAGAAATCAATACTATGACTAGTCATATTTTTGTGACAAAGACAAAGTATTCCACACTAGAGAAGTCTAAGTACCTCTTTGTGGAAGACGAATTCTTCATCTACCCACACTTACAAGATAGAAACTCATACGTGGATAAACCAATTGTATCGCTGTTAGCAAACCCAGAGGAAGAGATATTCGTGGGAGGTCACTACATTAGATTCAACCTAAATGATAAATACTGTTTAAACTACATCGCATTCGACCTAGCCACAATGATACAACTCATACGTGGCTACTTTAAGAAACAATACGACATCGTAAGACAAACAGAAGGCGTAATATATAGAAACGGATACAGCAAAGACATACAAGAAATGTATAAACAATACTTGAACCAAATAAAAAAATATCTCTTGTAATATGGATATAAAAGACATTAAGGAAGGAAAGACTTTCTACCACCTCAGAATAACAAGAGGTGGACAAATCTATGAAATTAATGAGGTAAACATAGATGCCATCAGGGGAAATATAGAATGTATCTTCCAAATAAAATACACTCTACTCAACTCTTATTTTATCCCATATAAAATCATATATGACAGACTGTACATAGAAGAATCTAGTTCACCATACTTTATTAAGATGGGTGGAGAAGAATATCTTACACTACCAAATAAACAAGCACTTATGAAAGCAGTAAGAGCACAAATAATGGGACATTCATTTTACCAGCAACTAAAACCAATAAACAAGTTACATTATAAAAACGCAATGAGACTAATTAAACAACTGCATTGATTATGAAATTCACAGACCTAAAGAAAAATAAGGAATACTATGTATTCTATTTTTCAAGAGTGGATGAACTAAAAACATTCTCAGCACATTTCTATAATAGGGAAGATAAAATATACTATAAGCCACCAAAACTATATAAGGCTAAGTTCAACCAAATTGTAGGAAATCTAACACAATCACACATCATGCTGGATTTCTATAAATCAGAAACTCTTACCTATAATAAGAAAATGTATGAATGCCACCCACAATTGAAAGTAGATGTGCTGTTCCCAGAGAAAGTGGAAAAAGAATCACAAAGACTAGGAGATAATATACTCTGTAGCGCAGGCGATTGGATTATAGCAGAAAATAAACAAACAATAAAACAAATACTCAGAAACATATATAAGGCAACAACAAGCTATACAGCACGTAAAGACAAAGAAGGACATATCTACTATTCAAGGTCAACCATCTATATTACAAAAAAAACTAGAGAACACTATCAAGAATCAATAAAGGCACTTAAACGTGATACAGTATGATTATTCCTAAGACACTAAATAAAGCCTATATGCTCACACAAGGTAATATGCTCTACCTAATTGCAAGCGTAGGATATAAAACAATTGAACCTAGAAAAGCTACCATCACACAAATCATATGCGCCAATACAGATGAACCACAAGATTTCGTAATGGTACTAGAAGTGGAAAACTCATACATGAGATTCGTATACGTCACACAAGACCTCATAGACAATATCAAAAATAATTCAGTAGTCTATGAAGATACAGACCTATACTTTTTCACTACAGACCCATACCAATTGAAACAAAAATATAAAGATATAATAACACTAATATACCATAATAATAAACTAGAAAAAGCAATACATAATAACTATAACGATAGAGAAGAACAACTAAGAAGAATGTACGGACAATATACACAAAACAATATAAAAGGTACTATACAAAAAGGTATAAATAATATAAAAATCTATTGTAAAGAAAACAAATTGGGCTAGCACGCTTGGTAAAAATTTAATACTACCAAAAATTTTAGTATAAAACCTTTGTAACTATCTGATAATCAGAGTGATTTTTTTTGCTTTGAATTAACGAAAAAATTGTGTATAAATAGACGTATTCATTGGGCATTTATACAAAAAATTTTCGTTGAAATTTTTAAGGAACTGAGATAAAGTAAGTTACAAGGTTAATGTATAAAAACACACATAAAAAATAGGAAAAATGTAGGAAAAAAAACTGTTGTGTTTGTTTACTAGTTAAAAATTTCAAAATTATTCTAGCGTTAATTTTGCCTAAAAATTTTGGTTATTTGAAAAATTTTTCATATATTTGCATTATAGTAAAAAGTGTACATAAAATAATATGTCGAAAAAGATTAACATAACGATACCGAACAAGGTTAAGCCTAACCTTATTAATTTATTTCATGAGTATTTGTCTCGCAAGGCAAAAGAGCCAAGGAGGGGTAATCGTGAGGAATACATATGGGATGAAGATGACTATGAGGACATGGCAGCATATTGGGACGAAGTGTTTCCTGGTTGGGATGATGACCTTGATGATGATGGTGATGTTGTATTCCCTCCGAGCAACATCATTTACATGAAGCCCAAGAAAGGCAAGGACAAGAAGACTGCTTATGATGTTTTTTGGCAGCGCCATCGTAAACAACGTCATATACCAGATAAGCGTGAAGAGTCTTGGGGTATGAAAGGCAAGCACAAGCACAGTAAGGGTAAGAAGGGAAAGGTATTTGACGTAGATGTTCCTTACAGTGGTGATGAAGAGAATCCCAATGAGTATGGTTTTGAAGATATAAGGTTAGACACTGAGGATTACGAGCCTAGTAGCAAGGAGATTTGGTTTTATCCAGATTATCATTGCAAGGATGACCGATTGGAGTTCAATTCATTAAAGGAGTTTAGTGATTACTGTGAAAACATGGGCTATTGGGTTGACAAGAAGGTTGCTGAAGATATTTCATGGAGATATGAGAGTCACTGTTGTTTAAACCCAGAGTCAGAGAAGATAGGTTTGCTTGAAATTATGACCGCTCATAGTTATGGCGAAATGTTTTATGATGCATGTGAAGAGTCTGAATTAGGAGATTAATATAGACTATGAATAGAAGTAAGGATTTAAGGGATTTGTTTAGACAGTCTCTAATTAATGAGAGAAAGCGTCCTAAGACTGATTATAATGATTACTATCGTAACAGATATGGTGGTGGTATATTGGACAATGTTCATAGGATTCCTGGTAAGTATGGTAATGATGAGGTGAGGATATACTTCTACGAGTGGTCTGACCCAAGTAAAGCCCCACGTACATTCTATCAGTTGGATGCCTTTGATAATTTCTTGAAGACGAGTGGTATCTATATGGAGTTCTATCAGAAGGAGATTATCAAGAACTTAGGTACAGTATATATCACATGTTACACTGGTACTAAGAATCTTAATATACGTTCAACTTATAAGAACTTGCTTGATGCGTTACATGAGCATGATGCGAAGAGATTAGTGCCTAAAATACAACAACCCAAACTTATATTAGAGCCACAAGGTAGGTGGCCAGAGAATGATGGAACGTTCTTTGGCTAAAAAGTTGGACTTAAATAAGTACAAATAGGGTATGGAATATCACTTTTATTTATTTAGTTTTTCATGGTATTAGATTTAAGGTTAGCTTAAGCGGAAGTATCCATACGTTGCGAAACGTGTGGATGCTTTTTTTATATACGAAAAAAGGATGAGGCTTTATGCTTCATCCTTAATTATGTTCATATCTGCGATATTACTCTTACCATATTCTTTTATCAGAAGGGCTATTGTGCTTTTGATGTCAGACTCTTTCACATGTCGAGCACTATTCTTATTGGTAGTGGTCAATGGTTTCCCATAGAGGTCTGTCCTTCTGAAGTATGTATGTTTCCTCCCATTGAGAGTAAACTCTAAGATTGCTTTTCCCATATATATGGACTTAAATAAGTACACGTAGGGGTTGTGCTTACCATTCACGGTAGACACAATGCAATGATGTTACTCTTTCTCCATACTCTTCTCCGAAGTGGAAGTCTAGGTATTGTTTTTCGTTGTCAGCATCCCATTGTCCACCTCCTGGACGGCCAGAGTAGTTTCTCGCTTCACTTGGTTCTTTGGTAAACTCAATTTTACCTTCCGCAGTATCTAGAGTCTTCAGATACTCTTCCTTTGAATTCTGTAATAGATAACCTCCCATATTTAGTATGCTATTTATTAATGATTAGACTTAAATAAGTACAGCTTGGCTGTTGCCGCTGAACTCCGCTGAAGCGGTCTACAAGAGGGGTGATTAATAGTATGGAGCTTCGCACTGTAGATTCTCTATCTCTGGATACTCATCGCTGAATCCTCTACGTATCATATCCCTAGTGGCATTCGCATAGAATCCATCCCTACCTCTGTATGCATCATCTTCATTATTGGTGAATGTGAGTTTTCCTTGGGCGTAATCAATTTCCTTAATATATTTACGCCCATTACTTGTTTCAACGTAATACTTTGCCATATCTTAAGATTTATTAACTGTTCGTACCCAATTGGATACGCATATACAATGCAAAGATATGAAAAATATTTGTAATAAGCAAATTATTGTGTGGAAAAATCTCTAAATAGACTTAAATAAGTACAAAAGGGGTTCCTATTCATAATGCTGTAATTACAGCCCCAAACTTCTTGCCTTGTTCCTTGAGTTCATCAAATGTGATGACTCCTCTCTTATAATTGGAATATAACGCTAAAATAGGAATCTCATTTATTGTCTTACAATGGATGTTTATTGTCATTATATATATGGACTTAAAAAAGTACATCCCCACTGTTTCAACAACAATGGGGTCAGTACTGTTAATATTAATACTAAGTTTAAATGTTGTTTACGCATCTCTCATTTGAGAGATTACCTTTTCCACCTCACGGTAGAGTTTTTCGAGAGAGTTATAGCGCAAGATAAATGCACTACAGAATGGGTCAGTATTTGTGGAAACATTGAAATTTGGATACCAATGTATCTCTATGCCGCAATGCTGTCCACCTCTGACGAGTTCCTTGACCGACAAGCCACCAACTTTTAGAGCACCCTCCTTGAATGTTAGGGATGTTATAGTCACACCATTTGGTAGTGGCTTATCAAACAAGTCACATAACTTCAGCACAAGACCCTCAACCTTTGGTGAGGGTTTATAGAGAGCCTTGGCTATTGTCAGATAGTCTTTCCTCATACGCTTAATCGTTTAAGAAATAAATCCAATTAAGGCCGATAACGTAGCGGCCAGCACCAGTGAGGTGGATGTCCTCTTGGAAAGAATCTAAGCTATCCCAAATCAGCGAATCTCCGTCAGCGCAGGCTGTTTCGCTACGCTGTCTGTCGTTGAGAGTGTCAAGCCACTCCTTGTCATAGGTCTCCTTGGGGAATCCTACAACTCTTACGTTGCTTTTCTTGTCCATTTCTTTTTGTTTTTATCGTTTTCGTGGTGCAAAGGTAAGAAAAAAAATCGAGATAACCAAACGTTTTAATGATTTTTTTGAAATAATTTCTTTTCACCTTATTATAATATATAAAGACCCTAAGTGTTAAAAAACCTTAATAGCCAGCAATTTTATAAGAATTTTTTTGGTAGATTCATAATAATTTCGTACCTTTGCAGCAGAATTAAAAAAAGGAGATAAAGTTATGAAAACATTAGAAGAGATTTTGCAAGAACATTTTGGCTGCAAAAAGCCGTTCAAAAAGAATGAGAAACTTAGTGCAAGTGGTTGGGATGCGTATGGTAAACTTACGAAACTCATTTATGACCTTGGAGCACTTGGAGTGATTGAAGACGCAAACGAAGTGGTTGAATCACTTGACTATATTGTTGAAGAAGTTGGCTAAAAAAAAATATTATGGCAAGTAAGAAATTTACGATTGACGGACGTGAGTATGAGAGTTATCAGTTGAGTAACGAGCAGATTGTTCGTCTCATTAAAGATAACACCAAGGCTTGTTCTGAGGATAGAGATTTTCTCATGGAAAAGGTATTGGAGCGTTTTGAGTATGACCTTTGCCCAAAGTGTGGTGAGAATGATGACGATGTGTTTGCACGTTTCTTTGGCAACTTTGTTAATGGAAAGTTGCATAGCAAGAGGCACGTAGCAGAAGTGATGTGCCGTGAGCACAGATATTTGCAGAATGAAATGTTTAAGGTGTGCTTGGAGTACATAAAGTTGTTGGCTGAGAATTGCGAAAAGGGATGGTTTGACCCTCGCAATCAGTATGCAGCACAGACCTCTAAAAAGATTATAGATTACTTTAAAGAAATTGATTATCCCTATTAAGGTTATGGATAGAGAGTTATACGACAAAATTTGTAAGGTGCTGACATGGTATGAGCACCCACAAGAAAGTCCTTTGGACGAAAAAGAAGTGAGTGAAGAAATGTATTCCACATTGGTAGAAGTTCAAAATGCCATGTGTAATGAGTATGGATTCTAAATAAATAAGGTGTATGAGAAAGTTATTTATTATTTGTATAATGGTTTTGGTTGCTTCTATGGCCTTTGCCAAAGATAAACCATTTATTACCCATGTTACTTTGGCCACATACAATGCAGTTGCAAGCCAATGTGATGATAGTCCATTGATTACTGCTGATGGTACAAAGATTGATATGAAGAAACTCAAAAAGGGTAAAATTAAGTATTGTGCCGTGAGCAGAGACCTACTCTGGTGTATCCCTTTGGGAAGTGTGGTTCATATAGAAGGACATGGATATTATGAGGTGAGAGACACCATGAATGAGAGGTACGACCACTATATTGACATATTGCAGCATACGTCTCAAAAGAATTTCAAGAAGAACAAAGTAAGGGTAGAAGTGGTGAAAAAACCACAGAAAAAGAAGTAATTTTGTCAAGAAACAAGAAAAATTATTATAAATCTAAAAGAAATTTGCAATTTCGTTTGGTAGATTGAAAATAATTTCGTACCTTTGCATCGTGATTGAGAAACAAAGTTATTAACATCTTAAATTAAAAGGAGATTCATTATGAGTGCAATGATTGAAATGGTAAATGGTGTTGCAAGTTTCGCTGAGAACGGACGCAAGGAGCGTGCATGGCATGGTCTTGGCCAAGTTGTTGATGAGCCTATGTTTGTGGCTGATGCTTTGAAGTTGTGTCATGCGGACTATCAAGTGAAGTTGCAGCCAGTGGTTGCTTTGTCTGACGAGATTCTGACTGCCATTCAGAATGGCGAAATGATTGAGGCTGACAAGTTACTCTCTCTGATGATTGACAATACTCGTGCCACAATGCGCACAGACACCAACAAATCGCTTGGTATCGTCTCTGACAAGTATGGTATCGTGCAGAATGAGGACGCTTTCAAGTTCGTAGATATGTTCTGTAGCGGTAAGTACTCAGAGCGTGACAATACGCCCGTGATTGAGACGTGCGGTGTGCTCGGTCAAGGTGAGCGTGTGTTCGTCACCGCAAAGTTCCCACAGCCTATCGTATTGGACGCACAGCGTGACGATTTGGTTGATATGTATGTGGTTTTCACCACCTCTCACGATGGCACTGGTTCAGTTCGCTGCATGGTTACTCCAGTTCGTGTGGTGTGCAATAACACCCTTAATTGGGCAATGAAGAACAACATCGGACGCATTGCTTTCCGTCACTCTTCCAAGGTCATGGATAGGTTAGACCTTATCAACGCTGAGAACGCTGAGTTTGCTTACAAAGCAATGAATGTTGCAGAAGTTTATGCCAACGGCATGAAAGAGAGTTTCGACCACCTCCGCAACATCAAGTTGGCTGAGACTGATTTGGAGAATATCATTGCACAGACGGTACTCTCAAAGGACGCTGCCAAGGTGTTCATGGAGACACGTAATATCGAGCATGAGGACATCAAGACGAGAGGTCGTAACATCTTCCTCGGTGTCCGTGAGTGCTTGGAGAGTGGTGTAGGCCAAGAGGGTCAAGAGCGTGGTACGGCCATGTGGCTGATGAATGGACTGACAAGCTATTATCAGAACGAAGCCACAGAACGCTCCGCTGAAATTAAGATGGATTCTATCTTGGATGGAAACATCTACAATAAGGTGCAAGGCGCATACGATATGTGCATGGAAATTGCAGCATAAATGTTAAAAATAGACCCCAACTCAAAAAAAGTTGGGGTTTTATTTTGCTAATTCAATTTTTTTTCGTACCTTTGCATCACGAAACAAATATAGGAGATAAAATTATGAAGTTTACAGAGTTAGAAAATTTCCGCTTTAACATTGGCAACACGTCAGAAGAACTTGATGTTGTTGCAACAAATAATGGTATTGAAATTGATGGAGAAGTTGATGGCGAATATGATGACTGCTATGAAAACATTGTTGACGCGCATGACTTGTGCAATGCCATTGATGATGCAATTCTGAATTGTAGTTCTTTGAGCAAAGAGGATAAAAACGAATTAGGCACATACCTTGGTGCTGATATAGATATTAAAAATTGGTGGGAAGAAAACTATGGATAAAAAATATTTAATACGCATATACATCTTTTCTGAAGAAATGGGTATTATTATCAATGACGCAATAGATGTTGATATGATTGCCCTTACACAGAGTTTTGATGGGGTAGAGGGGTGCTTGGCTATCTATGATGGGAAAGTGTCTCAGAATGGCTTAAAATGCCTTATTGGACTTGGTATCGCCTATCTTCCATTAAACAATTATGAGGACTTTGTTATAACTTGTCCTCATTGTGGTGAGAGAATTGACGATGATATGATACTTAATACCTATGACGAAACTTTATTGAGTGGGTATAACATTCTGTGCAACCGAAAAGATTGTGGGTGTCAGACCGCAAGCGTGAAATATATAGGAGAATAAGTTATAATATAAGAAATATGAAAATTCAAGTAGGAAAGGGTATTAAGGTTCAGCCGTTAAGTAAATATGCGACTGACGAGGAAAGAAGTGAGTACAATGCAAAGTTAAGAAATATTGGTAGAAAGAAAGCAAATAGAAAGAAACTAATTGCATTTTTTAATGGCACTTTAACGAGTGATGGTTGTTCAAAGTACTATAAGATGGCAAAACGCCTAAAATAGCCATCAAGAAGTTGTGTATATATAAAAGAAGTGCAAATGGAGGATAATGCGTATATACTTTTTATAATTACTTGCATTTTAGGCTTAATAGAAGTGATTGGTATATTCTATGTATGCTTCTTTTATGAAGGAGAATAAAAAGAGGTGCAAAGGTGTATGTAAGGGTTCGATTCCCTTCGTTGAACTGGTGTTGTCTTTCCATAGACACACCTCTTTTTTTTGTAAATAATTCAGAAAAATATTATTATAAATCTAAAATAATTTGGTTTTTGTTTGGCTAATCCAAAATAATTTCGTACCTTTGCATCACGAAACAGATAACACGTTAAACAATAAATAAAAAAGGAGATTAAAGATGATTGGTTACATGAAAGCCTTACAAGAAATCGGTGTTACGTACCTTGGTAATGTGGCACAGAGCATGAAAATGCGTCTCTCTTATGAGCACGGCACAATGACATATTGTTTGTACCTTGCTCCTTGGAATATGAGCGGACATAATGTTTGCCCCAAAGGTCAGCACTGCCATGAGTTTTGCCTTAATGGTAGCGGACAGAATAAATGTGATGAACTTGCAAGGGGTGTTGAAGGCTCTAAGATAAATCGTTCACGTATCAAGAAAACTAAGTTGTTCTATGAGGATAGGGCACGTTTCATGGAGATACTTGTGCATGAGATTGAAAGCAAACGTGCAAGGGCAAAGCGTTTGGGATATGGTTTTAGTGTGCGCTTAAATGGTACAAGCGACCTCTCACCTCTCGCTTTCAAAGACCCTATAAGCGGTAAGAATATCTTGGAGTTGTTCCCAGACGTGCAGTTCTATGACTACACCAAGGTTTATAACAGAGTGAAGTTAATGGAACAATACCATAACTATGACCTTACTTTCAGTTATGACGGATATAATTGGGATGAATGCGAGAAGTTCTTACAGAATGGCGGCAAAGTTGCAGTTGTGTTCTATAGCGAGAATGAAACGCTGCCAAAGCAGTTTAAGGGTTACAATGTGGAAAGTGGTAACGAATATGATATGAGGTATCTTAATTCCCCTCAAACAATAATAGGTTTATCTTATCACAAAACTGCAAATGATTATAAAATAGTAAATGGGAAAAGAACCTTTATTAAACCTAATACTCCCTTTGTGATTGACCTTGATAGCGAAACAGATGTGGATTGGGGATTTTAACATTTCCCCACCACATTTTTCCACAAAAAAATTTGGTAGATTCAATTTTTTTTCGTACCTTTGCATTGTAAAACAAAAAGAGATTAAGAATATGAAGATTACAAACATTACTTGGGAAACCGATGGCATTGAACAAGAAAGTCTTGGACTGCCTTATGAGGTAGAACTACCAAAGGATATTAATGCAGACGATGATGATGCAATCAATGATTTTCTATCAGACACCTATGGGTGGTTAGTTATTGATTGGTGCATAGAGTAAAATATGAGCAAGTTTGAGACCTATACCTTATATATATTGCTTATGCTATGTATAATTACTATGGTGTGGGCATTGGCAGAAATTCCATAATCATTCTTCTTTTTAATATTTTTTAACGTGAATGGGGAAGACCAAAATTTGGTTTTCCTCTTTTTTTTATATATCTTTGCCAAAGAATTAAACAATAAACTATTTTGAGAAATGAATAACAACGAAAGTAAAATTTGGGAAAAATTCTATGGCAAAAAGGTCTGTTCCGAGAATTTGAACATAGAGGGTTTTAAGAAACCAATTCCTTTTGATATTTACGATGGTCATGCAATTTGCGAGGATTACAGAGGACATCGTTTTGACATGGTTTATCCGCAACTTAAAGCCGTTAAGGATAGCAAAGAGTTGTCGGATGCAGTTATAGAGTACATAGGTGAGATTTCTGATAAGGAAGAAATCACAGTCATTCACGTCCTTATGGCTTTTAACACCTTATATAAAGATGGTGCAGAGATTAAGCCAAAAGAATAACAAACTATTATAAATTCAAAAGAAAACAAACATCATGCACAAATATACCATACAAATGAATTATAATGCTTCTATCGTTGTTGAGGTATTAGCCAATGACGAGGGCGAAGCACTTGACAAAGCAAGAGACAAAGCCGAGGACGCTGATATTCGTCAGTTTACAATCGGCAGTGAAAACGAATCAAAGATACTTAGAACAGACTAAGTTTTTTCATAGTTTTTTATTGTTTTATGTTAGTTGTTCCGTGGACTGGGTAGCGATACTCAGTCCTTTTTTTGTGAATAAAGGTTAAAAAACCAGCCTTTTACAAAAAAAATTCCATTTTTATTTTGTCAATTCAAAATAATTTCGTATCTTTGCACCACCAAACAAATAAAAGGAGATTAAAGATATGGTAGAAGCAAAATTAAGGGTCGAAATGACCGAAACAAGAAATGGGAGCAAAAACCCTTTCTATGGTAATACTATGGCGAAAAAGGTAGTTGAGGACATTCTCTACCATGATACCGATACGAGAGAGAATGTTGCTCCTTGTGGAGTTTACGCTACCATTGCTATTAATAGCGAGGTGAAGTTAGGAGAGAACGATGTACCTTTGAAAACGATAAAAGTATTTGATATTAAAATCAATAATCGTTATTTCGATAGCGAGGGTGATGGTGGCTACGTTGCATATTTCACCATTGAGGAAAAAACCTATGAAGTATGGGTGCGTTTTGAGGACAGACACCTTATGGAAATAACCCTTTCAGAATGGCTGCAAAGTTCATATTTTGAAGATGGAGACAATGCAGATAACGTTTACCATGTGCATGATTTTACAACAATATCAGAACTCATTTGTTAAAAAGGGTTAAAATCCCAGAGATTTTTAAGAAAAAGTTTGGTGGTGTGAAGATAATTTCGTACCTTTGCGCCATCAAACAACAAATAAAATAGTAAATTATGAGCACACCATCAAGAATTATCCTTAAAGTCCGCAAAGAGGACATAGGACGCAAAATAAAATTCGACCCCACCAAACTGCCAATTCCGCTTAAAGAGTGGATAGAGACAGATGAAAATGGGAAAGTATGGCTCGACCAACGAGGTAAAGACCTTTGTAGGGTGGTAACGCTCAAAGGTGACTACATTGGTATCTATTGCCATTGGGATGGTTGCCTTGATAGTGTAGGAGAGACCCTTAAAGAGCATTTTAACGACTATGAGACTGCCCTTAATTTGTTAGTTGGTGGTTTCTGTAGCGGAATTGCAAACGGCCATGTTGCTCATTATGCTAACAGAAACATAGACAAATGGTGCGATATTAAGCCAATTCAAGGCTCATTTAATAAGGTATATGAAACTATATATGGGCAATATAATTACCTTTTTGAAGATGGTGTGTGGAAAGTGAGTAAAATGAAAGAAAATTTCCACAAATTCTAAAAAAAGGTTAAAATCCCAGAGATTTTCCAAAAAAGATTTGGCTAATTCAAAATAATTTCGTACCTTTGCATCACAAAAGAAATAAATAACATTATTAATTAATTAAACAATAGGAGATTAAGACTATGACAAAGAAAGTTACTGAGACTAAGAAAGCAAAGTTTTCACTTGACACACGTGTTCGCCTTGTAGCCGAGAACGAGGGCGGTAAGGGAGTAAAGATGCCCGTGTGGTTCAATCTGCCGCAGCATAAGGCACTACGTCAGCAGCACATCGACATCTGCAAGAAACTCGTTGAGTTGTCGGTGGCTAACGGAAACTACCCTATTACCTATCTCGTTTACTTCGCAGTAGGCAAGAACGCTCACCGCAAGGAGGTGTTCGAGGATGGCTACACCAAGTTTGACGAGAAGAAGGCCGAGAAGATTTTCTCATGGCTCAAACTCTTCGCCAAGTACCACAAGAACGACAAGTTGTTCCGCAACCCCAACGTGGCTCATGCTCTGTGCCGTTTCTACGACAAGTTCAGCACCAAGACCAAGGACTTCAAGACTGCAATGGAACTCATGGAGAGCAACCCCAAGGTGGACGTGAAGAATGCCAAGGCCATTGTGGAGGGCATGGGCATTGCCAAGCAGACCGAGGAATCGGAGTTGGCAGCAGCCGAAGCCGCTATGGAGCCAGCAGTTGTGACCGCATAAGGCAGTAAGTATCCTCTAATATAATAAGGTGTGTGGGGCAGTGTTCCCCACCACCTTTGAAAAAAAAATCAAAAAAGTTACGAAATTATTTGGTCAATTCAATTTTTTTTCGTACCTTTGCATCACGAAACAAGAAAACAATTAAGACTATGATTTCAATTGGACAGATTATCGCCCTTGCAGTGTGCGTTGGAGCACTTGTTGCACTTCCCAAGGTGATTACTCACTTCGGACAGAAGAACAACGATAAGGTATAGACCGCAGAGTAAAAACAAAAAACAATAATAATTATGGGTATCTACGAAACAGAGTTGGGTTATAAGGTTACAGAGTTCAATGGTGGACTTGACGTGACAGAGGATGGCGAGTTTGTTTGTGAACTCACTGGTAAGACCCTCAACGATTATCGCACAGACAAAGATGACGAAGATTCCGACATTGACGAGGAAAAACTTAACGCTGACATCTACAAAGAGCAAGTTGATGTCGAGGATTTTATGGCCAATATGCAAGGGAATTATTGGTTAAAATATGTTAAAAGTTAGATAAAAATTTGGCCAATCCAAATAAATTTCGTACCTTTGCATCACAAGAGAGAAACAAAGTAAATAACAAATTAAAAAACAATGCAACTATGAGTGGACAGAAACAACTTGAAAAGGCTTGCCGCAACAACCGATGCGTGGCAATCCCTTCAAAGAAGCGCAAGGACTACGTGTTGGACGAGAATGGTCAGATTAAGTGCGACCCTAAGACGGGTGAGCCGCTGACCAAAGATACACAACTCTACAACATCTATAAGATGCGCTAAACGTGCCAAGGGGCAAAGGGGGCAGTTAGGTCAGGAGATAGTCCGCACCTCCCCCACCCCATTAGGGTAGGATAAAACAAACCAAAGCGAATGGTAAGGTGAATTAACTAAATGTAGCGTCAGCGGAATGTCGGTGAACTTCACGTTGGAACACCAAGATTGGGGAAACCTACCTTACTTTTTACCAAAGGTTAAACGAAGTTAAAATTTGCTGAAAGATTTGGTCAATTCAAAAAGATTTCGTACCTTTGCATCAGAGAAAGCTTAATTGGGGTAAGCACCCAAACTTACAAAGAAAGAGAGTAATGGAACGACCTCCGCCCTGAGTGGTTTAACCGCTTTTTAATTTGGATTATAATATATCGAATATTAACGCCACAGATAATTTGAGGCAGCAAGTGGCATAAAAGGGTAGCTGACCGCCCATCCTCAACGAATATGAGACAGAGAGACCGACCCTATTAAGGGATTATATTATAACACTGATTTAATTAAGGCTAATAAAAAAAACTTAGAGAGACCGCCATTTATCAGCCCTGCCGTTAAGTGCCATGTGAGCGACCAATACAGAGAGCCGCCACGTCCGATAGGCACATCAATTCACCCCAAGCCGCTATTAGCCGCGACATTGGGCGTTCTATGGGGCATCTTCGGTCATTACCTTGCTAAGTTTGCCCACCCCCTCCAAATGTGATAACGTGCGCACATTTCTATCAGCAAAGTAGAGAGGTTGGTTTAGAGGCGAGGTTTTTATTAACATTTAACAAGGGGATTCAAGGGGCAGTGCCAAGTGCGCTGATTGATGCGAGGCTTGCCATTGTCCCATCCCCATTTTTAACGGCTTTTTAGCAAGTTGAGGTGAAATGAGTGTGCATAGTTTCATTTCTAAGGTGCTACCCCCACATATTTGAGTGGACGATGGTTGGGTTTGAGCCCCTTTAAGCCGACTTTTGCTCGTTGCGTTGTGATAACGCTCTTTGTTTTCCATAATTTGAATTGTTAGGTTTTTAGTTGGATGATGGGTTGCCCGTGAGGGTAGCCCATCGTTGTTTTTATGCTCAAATGTTAAATTTTAGTTTTTCTTGAAAAAAAATTGGTGATTTATTTTGTCAATTCAAAATAATTTCGTACCTTTGCATCACAAAACAACAAAGCAGTATTAACAATTAAAAAGTAAAAGCAGTATGAAGTACGATTCAATTGATTTTTTTGATGCAGTCAAGCACTACGGAGAACTTAACCATGACGAAATCATGGAGATTACCAACGATGAAGAAATTGTCATTAACGGAAAAGTAGTAGATAGTATTCTCGATGATGATGGGTTGAAATATTCATACATTGGTGATGATGGATGCGCCTATTCAAAGCGTCTTGACATTGACGATATTGACGAAGAAATTTGTGACAAGATTTATGAGTTCCTTTGTGATAATCGTAACGAGAATCTTGATTTCTTCAACGGATTGGGTTAAAAAAATGAAAAAGGTTACATTAACATTTATCGTGCCAAACCATGTTCTCATTGATGCGGAGAACGAGTTAGGTTGGGGTAATTATGCCAATGCCGTCACAATACTTGACGAGGGAGGTGTTGAAAGCAATTATGATGTGACAGATTGTAAAAGTTTGTCGGTCTGAAAATAATTAAAGGATTGGAGTTATGGGGTCAATGTTAATAGCATTCGGTTGTGTTATTCAGATGTGTATTGTTTTCATGCTTATACACGACAATAACAAATTAAGAGAAAAAATAAAGAACTTAGAAAAAAAGTAGCGTAAATATTTGGTGGTGTGAAGAAAATTTCGTACCTTTGCGCCATCAAACAACAAATAAGGAGAATAAAGATATGAATATGGCAGAAAAAGAAAAGGATTTGATTGGTTTTGCCCATAAGGTAATCAGTTTCCGCATGAACGTCATTAAGGCTTGTAAGGCAAAGGGAATTGACGTTCCTACTGACGAGCAGATTAGTGACTACATAAACGTTTACGGACTGCATTTTGAGGATTTCATTGCAGACTTCACAGAGCATGAGGGTATGTTCCGTTGTCTTAGAACTCCATTAGAGGAATTTAAGGACGAGATTGAAGAAATCTCATGGGGTATACCGCCAACAGAGGACGAGATTGTCGCTTTCTTCAATCAGCACGGCAATAACGTGACTTTGTTTTGTCAGCAGCGTACAATTAAGGAAATGAAACCAATAGTGCGCAAGACATATCTTAAAACAATCGAGAAATTATCCACCAAGCACCTTGTAACGCTTTGGAATAAATTCATCAATGAGAGTGCGTTATACGGCTCTGATAGCCATATCTATGATTTGGATAATGATAAGCATTGTTCATTTTTAACCAAACACATGGATGGAGAACAGCTTCAATGCGTAAACAATCTTGCAAGAAATGGTGTGTGTTTCATTCAGTGGTTCGACTTAAATGATAATTCCATTAAGTCTAAGACTGATGAGGACATTAAAAGCACTATTACCGCTTATTGGGAAGAGATTTTTGAGCGCATTATGCTCTATCCGTCAGCATATTGTTTCGACGTAGAGATTCATTGTGAGGGCGATGGAAGCACTTATTTCGATGATGTGTTTTTCCCCATCATTGCCAAAGAAGTAGGTTATCTCATTGATGGTGATAAGGGAACTATCAAAGAAATTGAAAAATAATTCTTAAAAAATTTGGTGGTGTAAGGGAAATTTCGTACCTTTGCGCCATCAAACAAATAAAAAAGAAAGAATTATGTTTTGGATTTTCGTTATCGTGTGCGTAGCAATAATGGGGCATGACATTTGGACTGACCCAAAGTTTAGGGAAAAACTTAAAAATGTGGAGGAATAAGGTATGTATTATGGTTATTATCTTTTGCATAATTATCATGTAATGAAGGAACTTGAACTATGCCTTAATAGTGCTGAATTTCATCCAAGAAGAAAAAAGTTAAAAGGTTATCAGAAACGCAAATAAATAATGAATACGAAAATATTACTTAAAAGTGGCTTTGCCAACTGCGTGTTTGTCAACAAGACACCCAAGGCAATTAAGGAACTCGTCATGAGGGTAGTAAAAGACCCCAAGGTGACACTTTTCCCCAAAAAGCCAACCAACATCGAAATCGAGCCTATCAACGACATGAGCGACAAAATTACTCTATCGTTTGATGATGAAGAAGTGACATCAGTCTGGTCATGGCGCAAGTCAGAGGACGGAAGTAGGTTCGTCTTATCAAGCATTGAATAATCATTTTCTAATCTCCTTTTTGCTGACTGCAAATGTTAAGGAAAGTTAAAATCCTGACATTTGTGGTCTTTTTATTTTGTCAATTCAGATTTTTTTCGTACCTTTGCACCAAGAAAACAAATAATAGGAGATTAAGATTATGATGAACATTTGGATTCGTTGGCAATGCGGATATTTGGCATACGTTGATTGTAATAGATTAAATCTACGTTATGGCTCGATTTATTTCTACAATGAAAAGGGAAAAGTTGTAGAATGTAGCCTTACTGATACTGCTCAGTTTGATATGCGTGTTAATTGTGGTTTTCGCTTTACAAAGAGTTGTTACAAACTGAATTTTACCAAAGGCGATGTATTTGCCGTGCGTCATAAGGGCAGTGAATATGACCTTTATATTCCAATGAGTGAGGTAGGTTTTACCATGTTGGAGAAGAAAGAAAAAGTTGTCAACGAGGGGATGGACATTATAGTTAAGAGACGTTGTGCATTTAACGCATACGGCCTTAACTTTTGGAATCCAAAATGTGATTGCCACAATTTCTATCGTCTTAGGAAAAATGAACGTCTTAATTTTGAAATCCATATTGGAATAATACGTACTGACAAAGGAAAAATGATTGACGAAATCGTTGAATCTATCTATAAGGATTGTGGAGTTACAATTTCCGTCTATGATATGTCAAAAATAATTAAAAAGTATCGAATTGAAAAGTTGGAATAAAATTTTGTCAATTCAAAATAATTTCGTACCTTTGCATCACAATAATAAATAATAGGAGATTAGAAATGGATAAGATTAGAATCAGACAGAACTACGAGGACTACGAGAGGGTACAAAAAGCCTTTAAGGAGTTCGTTCATGCCCTTGTGTGGGAATCTATGGATATTGACGCTGGTGTGCAAGAAGAAGAAATTAACGAGCACATCGCTAAGTATTGTAGAACAAATGGTGACCAGATGATTGCACTTACCAACGATAGTGTTACTAAGTTCATCAAGTCGCTTAACTCTCGTTTTGAAGTTCATTGCTATGAAATTGACGCAAACGGCAATGCGATTGTAGAAACTGGAAAACATTTCAACACCGATAATGGTGTTATCGCTTTCAAAAAGGCAGCAGAGTTCTATCGTCATGCTAAGTGTCCGCAAGTGAACATCTATGACAACGAATTGGATAAGTATGTAGCCGAGTGGGATTGATATGAACAGAGAAGAACTTTTAAAGAACATTCGAAGAATTATAGGTAGCAAGAAGTTTACCTTTTCTGAAGCCTATATTAAGCAGTGCGGAAATACACCTACAATAGGTGTTTATGAACGTAACTACCATGCAATAACTAAAAAGTATCTCTTCATTGAGTGTTGGGGTCGCTATCGTTATTCAGAGGAAGAAAAGGAGTGGGGTTGGTATTTTATGCGCTATCCAATTTGTTATTCAGTTGGAAGTGGACAGAATATCCATAAGGTTGAACTTGAAGATATGTTCACTAAAGACTTGCAGAAACTCTATGACGATTTGCTTTTCTTTCTTTGGTGGGAGAAAAACATCCACTTGCAGAGAGTTGAAAAGGAATACAACGAGTGTCGCAAATACGTGGACATCTATGATAAAATAGAGATTTCTAACGAAGATATGAGAAAATTGGAAAATCATTGATATTTATATTTGGTTTTAAAATTGATTTTTTATATCTTTGCAGAGATAGAGGAAACCGCCCAAAGTGAGTGAGGAACACTTTGGGCATTTAAGGAAGAAAAACCTTTTTAAATTGATTGGAAGCAAACTTGGGGAGGTTTGCTTCTTTTTTTTTTTATCTTTTTTGAAAAAAAACTCTTAAAAATTTTGGTCAATTCAATTTTTTTTCGTAACTTTGCACCATCAAACAAATAAAGAATTAGAATTATGAGTAATAGCAAAATTAGAAAGCAGTTGGAAGCTATTGAAGCTAAGACTAAAAAGTATTCTGAGTATACAAAGATTGAGAGTCTTATACTTAACTATCAAATGTGTAAGGCATATTTCCATGATAGTGGCGCAAGCATCATAGGTGTTGCTGAGTTGATTCTCAAAGAAAAATATAATCTTCCTTGGCAGACGAAGTTCATCCATAGGGCATTGTCAGATGCAAGGGGAAAAAATAACCCCATGATTTCCATCCCTCAGTTCAAGTATGATGAGCGATTGCATGACATTCTTTCGAAGTTCGTGAAGAAGAACTTTGACAAGATGGCGGCTGACCAGAAGAAAAATAGCACATATCCCTTTGCATTTAGGGATTTGATGGAGAAAAATTCATAAATCTATTCTTTTTGTTTTTGTGGGTGTAGTTTTTAAAGGCTGCGCCCACTTTTTTTCTTAAAAAATGTTAAGGAATTTGGTCATGTCAGAGGAATTTCGTACCTTTGCATCACGAAACAATTAAAGATTAGAATTATGGCAGACGTTAAGGCATTTATCAGAAAGTGGAATGGTCGTACCTTAGAGGACGATGGTAGTTTTGTATCAAAGGAATTTCATTCATTTCAAGTGGCTTTCTTTAATGCAATGAGGAAGATTGCTGCATCCCTTGGTGGTGAGGTTGTTAACCCTTGCTATGGTCATTATGATATGTGTGGCTTCGTTAAGAGAGGCGACAAGTATGTGTTCTTTAACTATTCCAATGGTTGTGGTCGTGGTGGCAGAAGTCACGTTGCATTGAAGAACGATGGCAATTGGCTCACTCCAATGTATTGCAGAACAGCCAAACACGATAAGGATTGGACTGGTGGAAGCAACAACAATTGTTACTTTGAAGATTGTGAGAGCGTTATTGAGAGGCTATTAAATTCTTGATTGAATTGTTAAAAACGTTAAAAGGTTTGGTGGAATGAAAAAGATTTCGTACCTTTGCATCGTAAAACAAAAACAGAAAAATTATGGATTACGAAATGAAGAAAATCGGAGGCTATGAGAAGGTATCTCTCAACACTTTAAGAGAAATGTATAATACCATTATGCTTTATATCAAAGGCAATCATGGTATATTCTCAGAGAGAGGTAGGCAGTTCTTCACTTGGGGTGCTAAGACCTTCAAGTATATTGCATCAGAAGATGGCTGCTATGGTATTCAGTTCTCCGTAAGCGGTTTGAAACATCGTGGTAGAGTAAGAATCTATTATAACCCAGCAAGTGACTACTTTGATGTAGAGTTGCTCCGAGCACGTAAAGACGAACTTGTTTGGGGTTGTGAAGACCTCGACTTTGAGCAACTGCATAATGTCCTCCACCAACACATTGAGAGGACAGACGACCCAGAAGTTTAAAAATATGTGGGTCAAAACACTGCTGATATTCTGCGCAGGTTAGCAGTGGTGGCGCATCAAGGGGATGGCTAATAGTCCCTGCGGCTGCACTAAGCACAAGAAATTTCAGCATCGAAAGACGAGGATAAAAGACAGAGGGAGACTGCAATCATCCGTCCTCGTAATTCTGATGTTTGTGACGATAATACGTCCTGTACGATAATTCCTTTGGCGCGTCATCTTTCCCACACTTTTTAAGATATTGGCAAGGTTGAGTTGAAAGATGGGATTGGGTAGCCATCGCAAAGAGAGGATAAGGATTGCCCACACAAGAAATCAAACCCCTCATAACCTTGTTATTTTTTTTCTCATTCTTTTCTCCTTTTGAACCCCAAATGTTAAGGAACGTTAAAAGCCTGACATTTTGGGGTTTTTTATTTGGTCAATCCAATTTTTTTTCGTACCTTTGCACCATAGAAATAACAATTAAAAGTTAAGGGAAATTATGATAAGAGAAGTTATTTTAGTTGAAGTTGTCACAAAGAGTGATATGTCAACAGACAAGTCAAAATGTTTCACCAATACAGAAAAGGCTGAAAAGTATTTTGCTGATTGTGTGAGGGAACTGATGTCAAACATCGAGCAAGACGAAATTGACAATGCGCTTGATGATGGCTTTTGGGACTGCATATATAGTGGGGTCACAAATGATGAAAAGAGCGTGATTATCAAAGAAATATCGTTTGAAGAAGATTAAATAAAAAACAATAATAGGAGATTAGATTATGAGTGTAAGAAGTGGTCACAAGACAAGTAGAAAGCCAATTAGAAATTATAAGGGGTTTACCATCATCCAAGTTACAGATATTGACTATGAGCGTAGTATTTTTGACTCAAGCCGCTATTCTGACTATCCAAAAAGAAAAGAAGTTCATTACGATTTCTGCAAGGAGGACAACGAGAAGAAACCATCGCAGCACTACGTAGCATGGGCAAGTAAAATCAGCGAGTGCATGGAATGTATTGATAATTTCATCAAGGATGATTCAATCTATTTCACCGCTGAGGAACGTAAGAAATACGTCTATAGGCCAAATGAAAAGTGTGGGTGGGCGTATGGCTATGATAGTCTTATGAAGTTGCTGAAAGAGCACCAAAAGGCTGACAAACGCATGAAAATTCTCATTGAGGATAGGCTTACTGATGCAAATTTCCACCATGAGAGTGGCTTGCTTTCAGAGGGCAAGTATGACGAGTATATTGCCTTTGTACGCAAGGAATTTCCGTTTAGGGAGAAGTTTGAAGTTTATACCTCAACAGAGTGCAAACGCATCAAAAACCCCAAGCAGTTTGAAGATGGTCTTGCGAAAGTGATTGCTGATTACCTTGCAAGTCAAGGAGTAAAAGATACATCTGTAAATGTTAGGTTTATAGAAAATTGGTGAAGTTCGTGAGAATGTGTAGCCGAAATAAGGTAAATTTGTGAATGTTTGTTAAAGGGGTTGAAATATACCCCTTTTAATTTTGCCAGTTCAAAATTTTTTCGTACCTTTGCATCACAATAAAACAATAGGAGATTAGATTATGTATAACGAAGAAGTAAGAACAAAAATGAAGTTCACGAAGTTTAACATCTTCACAAGTGATGGGAACAAAGAAGTTACCGCACCTCGCAGAATGACGTTGGACGAAGCGATGCACCATTTCAAGGCTCTCGCAATAAGCGGAGTGGAATAACGATACGTGTGGGGTTGGCTACCTCACTAATAAGAAAAGCGTGGGGCTTATGATGGAAGTTGTGTCGCTACAACACCAAAGAAGCGCAAACTTAACGCTATGTGGAAGTTACCTTTGGATGGGTAGTGGAGTTGAGCCAAAAGGCACAAAGTACAAGTGTTCAGAGTTCAATGTGGAAGCGAAACCAGAGTGATTATAAACATGGCAATTTATTATAAATTAAAAACAAATTAAAGAATGAAGAAAGTATTATGGCTTATTGTCTGCCTTATGACGATGGTATTTGTGTCGTGTGGTGATAAAATTGAAGAACCAACTAATTTTGAAATAAACATCACCCCAATTTTTGAGAAGTATGATAATTGGACAAGTAATGATTTGGTATATAAATCATTTGAAGAAGAAATACTTTCATTCTTCGAAAAAAGTAGCGGTAAAACATTTTCTAATTTTTATAATGGAAAAGTAAAATTTGATGAAATAGTAGAATCGCCAAATGGCTATGAGAAAACAGATAGTGTAGTTGTAAGATTTAAATGTAGAGAATATATTTTAACTAAAAATGATATTGGCGGTCATAATTCTTTTTTTGTACATTTTGATGTAATAGGTAAATTAAATAAATCTGATGCAATGGCGTTAAATGATATTACAGAATATTACATAGATGGACAAACAATTTGTTTTTTTCCGCAAGTTTTTACAAATAGAACCATAGGAGAAATTGAAATTGGTACTATAGTGTGTGGCGATATAAAAATTAAATAAATGTTAAAAAATCTGGGATTCTTTGGCTATCTCAGATTTTTTTCGTACCTTTGCATTACAATAAAACAATAGGAGATTAGAATATGACTTGGTTTGAAATTGACACCATTTATAAGAGTGGCAGAAAGAGAAATGAAATTATTCTCGCGGCAGACGAGGAAAGTATGTGGAAAGAATACGACAAGCATCACAATAACAAGTTGGTGGATTCATCAGCCATTGTTGATGCTTGGGATGAATAAACAAAACAAAAGGAGATAAGATTATGAATAGTCAATTTGGAGACCATGCTTATCAATCACCACAAAGCAAGTGGCTGGAAGAGCAGTACACACGTGAGAGAGAACAAGGCATTTACCGAAGTGGTTATAATTCACAAATAGACCATTAAGATTATGATGTTCAACAACAAATTCAACGCAGACGGAACTATTCACTTTGAACCATCGGAGTGGACGAACACAGACCCAGACCAAGGTCAGTTTTGCCGTAAGGTGAATGATACTACCTTTGAATATATCCAAATTAAGGATATGGAGGGTAAGGAGCACTCCAAACATTTGCTTGAAACTCTCAACGACAAGACATATATCAATGATTGGTATCAAGACGAGATAGATGTTATGGACTATGACGTTGATGCAATAGGTCATTATGTTTCTGCTTATGGTGGTGACGAGTTCTTAGGCGATTCAGAGGGGGCAGAGCGCAACCAACTGATTGCAGAGTGTATTTTTGAAACAGATTTACTTTGTGGTGGCTATGATTGAGAAAAAGATAAAGCATATTTTCTATGTGGATGGTGCTGACAATACAAAGGACACCATTTGCGCATTTGAGGAGCACATTGACTTGCGCCATAAAGAGTGCATCGAAGTGATTACAGAAAAAGTAAAAGAAGTGTTCCAAGGCAATGTGTTTATGACCGAACACGCAAAGGACATTGCAGAGCAAGTTGCCTATTGTGACTACACCACGATTGACCAATATGATTTCGGTGTGGAGGAAATAACTCTTTTTGAGTGTTAAAAATGTTAATTCTTTTGGTAGTGTGAAGATAATTTCGTACCTTTGCACTACCAAATAAATAATAGGAGATAAAGATATGGCAAAGAAAAAGTTTACAAGCACTAAAATTCCAGAGATTGTCTATGAAGTTATAGACGAAAAATGGCTTGATGATGACACTTATGTTGTAGTTTTTAATGAAATGAAGGACGAGGATTGTCTCACCTATCATCTTGAAGTCGAATACCATAAGGACGAAGATAAGATTACCTATACAAGGGTATATAGTTTTGACATCGTTGAGGCTTTCATGTTTGTTTCTCCGTGCTTTAGAAAGCAGATTGAGGAATATGTGTTGCAGCAAGTAGGGGTATTGCGAAAGGGAAGTTTCGTCACAGAACAAGAAGTTGTCACATGGCTGAAACTTGACATTCCCCAAGACACATCTGTGGGGGAGTTGCGTGAGTTCCTTAATTCATTGAAGTTTGAAGTGGTGCATACAATGACACCGAGAGACGAAAAGATTAAGGTTTTATCCATTGAAACTGCAAAAAGACGAGTATAATAATTAAAACAAAATAAAGCTATGGCAAAAGAATTAGAGCGTATGCGAGACATTCGCATTGAACAGAAAAGTGTACGTGCATCATTGCAGAAGCGTGAGGAACGCAATAAGGAGTTGAGGGCACAGATTACCCCCATTTGGACTGATAAGGAGAAGGACGAGCAAGTTCAGACTCTCTCCAAGGAGTTGTTCAAGGGTCGTGAAAAGGTTAGAAACTACCAAAAGGCTTTACGTGCTTTCAAGGTCGATTTGCGTGAGACCAATCGTTTCTATGACTTGGCCAATCGTTAAAAAACGTTAATATGAACTACGTAGTTAATTTCTTCGCAGAGCCATTAACAGACTATGGGAAGTTGATGGAGCAGCAGTCAAAAGTAGAAGCACCGAATCCAATTTACACTGGTGGGAAGAAAAGCAAATATCTAACAATCTAAAAAAAAAGATTGAAAAAAGTTGGGAAAACATTTGGTTATCTCAACTTTTTTTTGTACCTTTACATCAACAAATAAAAAGAGATTATGAAGAAGTTTAAGATTATTAATGGTAAGAAGCACAAGGCAATAGGTTACACCTATGATGGAAAAACAATCGGTTGGATTGCTTGTGGTGAGAACGATTAAAAGGAGATAAAGATATGATAGTAATTAAAATTGGCAGAGGACGTAGTAAAAGCGGTAAAATCCTCGACAGAAATACAACTTGGTTCAACATCAAGACGATAGAAGATTGGGAAAGATGTGTTACTGAATGGAGTTTGAAAAAAAATAGTGGTAAACCTATTTTTATGTCTCGCAGTGGTCGTGCATATAAGGAGATTAGTGGTACAGAATTGTTACGACTTAAAGACAAATTATAATATGGAAGAGTGGAAGATTTTATGGTGGAACACTCGCTACGAGGTTTCTAATCTTGGTAGGGTACGAAATAGAAAGAGTGGCAAGATATTAGCCACAAATCCTACAAAGTCGCATAAGAAGCCGCAAGTATGGCTTTACACAGACTATTTTAACAGCACATTGCAATATACACTTGATAAACTTGTGTATTTCACATTCAATGGAGTATCATCAAGGTCTGAGGTAAAGCGTGTTAAACATCGTGACGGAAACGTTATGAACTGCAAGTTAGATAATTTGTACATTTAACTAAAAAAGTTGGGAAAACATTTGGTTATCTCAACTTTTTTTCGTACCTTTGCATTACAATAAACAAAAAGAAATATGAGCGTTACATTAAACAGATTAGTACGAAAAGTTAAAGCCATTGATAAAACCCATCATAAGTATAAACTATTGATGAAGTATGATGGCGAAATCATTGCTGAGTATGATATGTCAAGCGGAGAAAGAACACTTGATATGAAAACTCCAGAGCAGTGGGTAAGAGGGAATATGGTTTTCCTAATAACACTTGCTGGTAAGGACGAAACTAAAGTTGAAATCGAAAAAAATTAAAGTATAGAAATGAAAATTAAAATAAATGGTTTTGAGTTGTTGATTGCAATGGCAATAGTGGCTTTTGGTGAGTTTAATGGTACTCAATTTGAGTATTATCCAATTATCCCCAAACCTTTCTGTAACAATTTGGATTTTCAGAGTTCTTGTGGCTGCAATGCCGACTTTCTCTGCATCCGTGTGAATGACTTGTTCAAAGTGGACGTTTGGTTTGCTGATGAAGATGGAGAGACCTTTTGGTATGGTCTTGACGAGATTAAGGTGAGCCATCCAATTCTCTATACTGCCATTGTGACACACATGGCTGATGTGATGCGAAATATTGAAGATTAAATCTAAAAAATTGTTAAAATGCGTAAGATTATTTGGTAGTTTCAGATTTTTTTCATATCTTTGCATTGTCTTTGAGACGATAAGGATAATAAACTCTACATAGCTTGCGGTGGACAAGTTGAAAAACCACCTTTTGGAGAATACCAGAGGAGAACTATCCGCAAGGGTAGATGTAGACAAATGGGCATTAAGTTCGTGCTTAATGTGTCACTTCGGTGGCTTCGTGAGTGCAAATCTCACTTCTTCAACTATGATAGGTAATCGCAGTAATGGCTAGTGCGGAGCGCCCATTAGTCACTGAGAGTCGCAAAGCGTCACTCAAACTATTCTAAGGCGTATGGTAAGTGGTTCGATTCCATGCCTATCAACTACTGCTTTTAATTGTTAGTGATTTGTTGACGAGGGGTGCTAGCCTAGAAGATGTGGCTAGTGCCCCAGAGGTTTTTCTTTCTTAATATATTATTATTTATAATAATATATTTCTTTCTTTTTATTTTATAATTACCTTATTATTTAATATTATAATATATTTTTATTAAAAAAAGAAAATATATAAAAGAAAAAAGAAATAAAGCGTTTCTAGTGGCTTAAAAAACGTTCTCCTTAATAGTTATCCATTGAATATGCAAAATGCTCTCAGAAGACTTTAAAATGCGTTCTATGACCATTTAAAATTATTTAACTAAAGATTTTTTGTTAATTCAAAATAATTTCGTACCTTTGCACCACAATTAAAATAGATTTATAAAAGTTATGAAAACAACAAACATTAACGGAAGCAAATGCGCATTGCCTTGCAAGGTCATATCCCTTGGGTTAGATATGCAGTGCCACCACGTAGTGACATCTAACACAATCCTATCCGTCAACGAAGAAAATGATGAGGTCATTGTCGAGAGTGAGGATGGCATTAAACTTCTGCTTCACATGAAAGACCTTGATACTTTCTATGTTGACACGAAAGAGAATCGTGATAGGTTGGAAGCACAATGCAGAAAAGAATACATTGAGTGGAAAGAAGCAGTAAGAAAACAACTTGAAACTTGCTCTCGCAGATGCTAACAATATATACTTAAATAAGTACAATAAGGGGGTAGATACTTCGTGATAGAGGTATCTACCTTTTGTTTTAAGGGCATTTCTAATGGGATATAATAAAAGGCATCACCTCAACTGAGATAACGCCTTAGAATGGACTTAATTAAGTACAAATATGGTCTCAAACACTTGAGTTCATTCAACAATATAATGAGGATTGCTTTCAGGTAATTCACCATGTTTTATTACTTGTTTTCCAAGTCCATATATGATAGAATCCACATGAGCAAGTAACATTGCAGTTTCAACTTGTTCTTTCCACCATTGTTCTACCTCATTTAGTTGAAATGAAGTGTTCTTGACAATCCAATTCATATAGAAAGGATGTTTACTTATAAGCCATAAAATATAGTTTCCTTTATATTTCCCAAAATTCATTACCCTACCTATAAGAAGGTCATCGCCGCAAATACTTCCATCATTTATTTTATTTTGCAAAAAATCCTTAATGTTAATCTCTGTTGCCATAGTTATTTTAGATTTATAATAATTTCATTTTTCTATAAATTTCCATCTAACTTGTTTGTTGGGGTCAGCACCGAGGTCACAAGCCTTGGAGAAAGCATCATCAAGATTCTCTCTGTCTGACTTGTTGGGGTCGCACTCATGTATCAGTTCCTTGGCTTCCCATTTATCCTCAAAGAACTTCTTAACTTGATACTGAAACTTAATCTTCTTCGCCATATTATTATAAATTTATATTATTTTTACAGAGAGAAAAAGATAGGGGATTATTTGCGAATCCCCTTTTGGTGTATGCTCAACTTCAGACAAATGCTCTCTGTGATGTCCTCTGCAACGCTCTCAATTTTCCACTTGGGAGCACGACCCTTGTAGGTATCTGTGAGGTCAGCCACCAACCAATCGTAAACCTCTTTCTGTGTCTTCAAACCTGCGGTCTTGCAGAAATCTGCGCACTGATTAATGAACTTCTGAACTTTCTTGTCTTCTCTGTTAAGCATAATTTTATTGTTTTTAATTGTTATTATTCTCGTTAATTGTAATGCAAATGTACGAAAAAAAACTGAACTGGCAAAACCAATTCAGCCTTTTAACTCTTATTTAACACTTGGCGATATTGGCTTTCAATAGACTCTGTTCGTCTAAGTCGATGAAAACCAACTCTTTACGTGCTCTCGTTAAAGCAACATATTTCAAGTTGAGTTCTTGTTTCAGTTGCCAATCCAATTGATTTTGCCACGTCAAAGGTAGTTTGTTTGGCAGTAGTATTAAAACTCTATTTGCTTCAAGTCCTTTGCTCTTATGAGCAGTTGAAAGCATGACTGCGTTTTCTACTTTTTCGTCTGTAAATAATCTGTTTACATACGATTTAAGTTCTGTGGTGTCCTTAATGCTATACAAGCAGATATTTTCAATGCACTTGCATCTATCCTCTAAATTGAGATACTTCTGTGCTTGCTTCGCTTCTGCTTCTGTGCATTTCCTATCACTCTTAATGGTGGCAATTAACTTCTGCTTTTCGTTTTCAAGGTAAGCAAGCACTTCTGTTATGTCCTTGGTGTTTGCGTTCTCTATAAGCATTTGCAAGTCTTGTGCAATGTCTTTGCCCTTAACGACTGCGGTAATACCACTCTGAATCAACTTCATGCACAATCCAACGAGGGGTGCAGACGTTCTACAAAGCACCATATCGTTCTCTCTGAATAGGTCTGTGGAAAGACTATTAACATGGCTGATTTCTCCGTCTATTGCGCCCTTATGCGCTTGAATCTGCGGCACAAGTTCTTGTGCGAGACGTACCATATTCTTACCACAACGATAATTAACCGACAAAGGCAATTCAATGGTATTGCCTAAATTGGCAATTTTGTCAAAGGAATTGCAGTCAGCACCAGCGAATCCGTTAATTGCTTGGTTTCTGTCACCAACAGCAATAAAACGTCCACCTTTGGCAGCACAAAGCATGAGTTCTCTCTGTGCCGTATTAAGGTCTTGGCACTCGTCTATAAACACATACTTGAACGTTGGGATATGTTCTCTGTGGCACAATGGAAGCACAATCATATCAACATAGTCTATAACTAAGTCCTTTGGCATTTTATAGGCATCCTCTAACAAGATGTCACATACCTTAACTTCGTCAAAGAGACAAAGAATATTGTGCTCGTCACACAAGTTCTGTAATCTCTTTATTTCGCCATGCTGAATGAGATTAACCCTTGCAAGGTCAAACAACTTCTGTACGTTACAAGAAAAACCCCAAACCTTTGCGGCTGATGTATCTGGTGTAACGATGCTTGACAATGCGTAAACGTTCTGTCTCACATACTTCTGATACTTCCAACTATCCACTTTAACGTACATCTTATACTCAGGATGATTGTAAAGTTTTTTCAGTATGCTAAAACCAAAAGCATGGAGAGTTGAAACATCTGCATAACCTTTTAACTTCTCTTTTAATTCCTCTGCAATCAATCTGTTAAATGCAAGGAATTTCACGTCACGCTCATGCAAGTGCAAACGCTTGCAAGCCATGACAATAGTTGTTGTTTTTCCACTACCAGCGACTGCGTTAATGGCAACGTTTCCATCGCCATTCTCAACTTCGTTGAATATATCAACTTGGTAGGGAGATAACTGCATCTTTACTAAAGCCATACTACTTTTAATTATAACTCTGCAAAGGTACGAAATTCCAATGACATGACAAAATATATTAACGTGAATTAAGAAAAAAACCCAATGTGTTAAAATTGTGTTAAATTCATAAAATCATTTGGCTATCTCAGATTTTTTTCGTACCTTTGCACCACGAAACCAATAAAACATTAATGATTATGGCAACAAAGACAACAAACAAAGTTCAGAACAGACCCCTCTACGAGATTGCACATGACATCCGCAAGGACTGGGGCAAGAAGGTATATTTTGGTGCAAAGCCTTACCTCGATGCTATGGCTACGCTCAACTCCATCAACGACACCTATGGTTGGGATTCGGCTGAAAACATTGTCCGCTACTTCTTGGCAAACGCATCAACTTGGAGAGGTGAGACCGCAAAGACAATCAAGAAGGAACTGAAAGCAATGGTAGGGCTTAAATAGCCCACCACGCTTCTCCAACGATACTTTTTTTTCATCTGACTGCGCTACCGCTTGTGAAAGTAGTAGTGTGGCTAGTTTTTGTTATATATCGGACTTAAATAAGTACACCATAGGTATAACCAGCACTAAATGGCTCACGTTTCTCAACGCAAACCATTCTCTCTATAACGTTCTTCTTGACAAGGTGGTTGGACTCGAACCAACGTTAAACACACCAATCCATTGATGCTGCATGAACCAACTCTGCTACACCTCGATATTAAAATTGTGGAATACTCGTCACCACTTCATAGGGTAGTTTCAACCCCTTACGACCCATTTGTGCTGTCCTCTCCTATTACAATACTATCTCTGCACTTTAAGGATAGGTAGGATTATAAGATACTCTATTTGCACATTACTTCCACACCATTGTGGGTTGTCTGTGTGAGGTCTTATTACTTCTATTGCACCTACTGGCTATATTTTCCTCTAAATTACCAAATCAACTTACGCATACTTATTTCAAATTTTAATTGTTATAGATTCTGTTTTTTAATCACGATGCAAAGGTACGAAATTAATTTGAATTGACAAAACACATCAGCAATTTTATTTGTTAATTAATGTTAACCTATATTTGTACTTAATAAAGTACGCATTAGTGGTAAACATGAAAAAAGGTAGGTGTTATCCTACCTTTTCTCTTACTCTGTGATGTTCGCCCACATTTCTTCAATCTGTGGCGTCTGCCCGACTGCTACGATGTTGGAGAACTTGTAGTTACGAACCATCACGATGTCATCGTCAGCGATACCGCTCTCACTCTGCTTGACTGACTTGTTGGGTGCTTTATACAAGTGCTCCTTGATAAACTCCAACTCGTCTTCTGTGGCGAAATGGTCACTCACGATGTAGAAACTCTCGAAGTTGGTGCGGTCATTATCCTTGAACGTCACACACAACTGGAGACTGCCATCTTTCTGTGCTCGCTTGATGATGTTGGGAACAACCCAATCGTAGCCACTCATGGCATCCGACTTGAAGTTGGCAGCGTCACCTTGTTTGTCTAACTGACGATTGATTGCCTTGGCGTAGTCGTAGGCTCTCGCATTCGTCACCTTGGTGACTTTTACGATGTTGGGCATCTCACTACCAAACTTGTTCAGCCATTCTCTTGCCGTAGCCTTGGGAGCACGGAAATTGGGAGTAGAACGAGCAATGAACCCATAACCAAACTTGCATGATGCGAAGTCCTTACAAGCAGCGATAGTGCTGAAAACGTCCACAACTGCGATTAACAACTCACTTACAGAAAAATTACTCTGCTTCATTTTACTTAAAGATTAAATTGTTTTGTGGCAATATTGCCGATGTATCAATGTTTCAAAAATCACGTTGTCTCTGAAAGACGATGCAAAGGTACGAAATAAATCTGAAACCACCAAACATTTTCTCACTTTTTTTTCATTTTACCCCAAAGTTTTCCACTTTCTTTACAAAATATACCCAAAATTGCACAAATATGGTGTTGAAATGAATAAAATATGGATAATTGCATAAAACTCGCATCAATATGCAGATTTTCTTAAAAAACGTTAATAAAACGCATTTTTTTTGCTAAATGCTTGCGTAATTCAAAAAAAAGCACTACCTTTGTACTCGCAAACAAAAAACAAGAAGTTTAATTTAATAAAGTATCGTAATATGAGAAGTATCAATTTTAAGGAGAACAAAAACGTTGTACGCAACGAGGGTTTGAGCATTTATATGAGCAAAATGAACGCTCGTAAGCCGCTTTCTGATAGCGAAGTAAGGGAGTTAATCACCAAGGCACAGAACGGCTCACAGAGAGCACGTAACAAGGTCATTGAGGCAAATCTCCGTATCGTTTGGAGTATCGCTGCATCCTATAACGGCATGGACGTATTTGAGGACATTCTACAAAACGGCAATTATGGTCTGTGTGTGGCGGTTGATACCTTTGATGTTTCACGTGGAACAATGTTCAGCACATGGGCTTTGGAGCAAGTTCGCAAATATATCTGTATCGGACTGACTGACGAGAGCCGCACAGTTCGCCAAGGTGCTCACATGGTGAAAGCCAAGGCAGACTATCACGCTGCAAGCATGGACGCACCTTTGGGCAACGAGGATGGCGATGAAAAAACTTTACTCGACACCTTTGCAAGTGCAAGCCGAGCCGACAACCTCACAGACGCTGCCGACATGAAGTTGAAAATTGAGTACCTTATGCGTGGCTTAGACGAGAGAGAGAAAGCCATTGTGTGCGGTCTCTTCGCTATCGGATGCGCTGATGGTGAATGGACTGAGGGAACACTCGCCAAGCGTTTCAATCTCACCGAGGAACGAGTAAGGCAAATCAAGTGGGAAACGTTAAAAAAGATGAAAGAAATGGCTTGAAAAATCTTGACAAAGGTAGGGTGAAAGCCTTGCCTTTGTTTCACGTGAAACATTATAGGGAGTATGGTGGGGAGTACCTACCCCACCTATGTAACCCCACCCCCCAAGGGGGATTTTTAACACTCTTTAACACTGGACAGTTTTGTAAATAAATTCTAGGGAAAAATTTTCATCTTTTTCACAAGGGGGTCCTCTTTTTTTCCTTTAATGGCGTTTAAAAAAAATTCTGGAAAAAAATTTAGAATGGTAATTCATAATTCTCTCTATGTTGATATTTAAATCCATTGTTTTAATTATCATCTTGTGGTTTGATTTTAATTAGTCCTTTTTCTATTGCTTCTTGTCTCTTTAGGTATATCCTATAGAGTAGTTTTTCTATTATAGTTAATTCTCTTGCGAATTGTTGCGCATTTGAGTGTTCTTCCTTTCTACCTTTATAGTGTGGAACGTGTACGTGTCGTACATACTTTTGGTTGTCTTGAAACACAATTGTATCTGTACCATATATGTGATGGCATTTAACTTGGTGTTTCTTATCACTAAAGTTTTTCTCTCTAACTATTTCAGTAATTTTCTTTGCCCATGCGTATATTACTTTTCCATCCCTTTCTCCATTATTTGTATAATAGAAGTAGACGAATTTTCCTATACAGTTTTCTAGTTCCTCGATTGAATTGTAGTATTTCATTAGATTGTAGTTTTTCTAATGTAGATATACTTTGGGTATCTTCCTAGTACGAACAGTGTAACTGGGCATATCCACATCCTCGTTATTTTGTCTTCATCATTTGGGTCAACGTGTGTATAGTTTCTTCCCCAAATGAGTTTATCTTTCCATGATGTCCATTCCTTTGGTAGTGATTCAGCTATGAATTCGTCATAGATGGTTGTTGCATGGCTGACTGGTTTCTCCGTGCATATGATATTGACAGTTACTTCATTTTGTCCATTTGCATAGAGTTCGCAGAGGTCATCTGCTCCTGCTACCATTTCTAGGTTGCCGTGTTCGAATCCCCAATGTTTAAAGTCGTAGTACCATCTTTTGATAGTTGAATTGACTTCAGCCACAAAGTGAAGGTTATATTCATTTTTCCTAATCAATACATTTTTGATAAGAATTAGAATTGTGTAGATTTTTTTCAATAGTTGTTTCATAATGTTTTATGGAAATTTGTAGAATATCCTTTCTCTTGGAAAGAATACTTTAGTTATTACCATTCTCTTGCCGATATTTTTTTCAAATTCATCCACTTGGCTGCAAGAGAAATATTCTGATACATCCTTATTTGTTGTTACCTTGTATACTACGCCATTCTTCACCTCTTGTTTCGATATTCTCATAACTACCTTATCTGGGTTATGTTTTGCCTTAATGAGTTTGCCATCGTAGAGAATTTTATTTGGTGGGTAACGCCAAAGTGACGAGTCAATTTGATATTCAAATGATTTAAAGTCTTTTGCTAGTGAAACTCTTTCATTATATTTTCTCACTAGTAGTTCTTTATCGTTTTGTTTAACGATAACACTATCCTTGGCTACTGATGCGCATTGAATGATGAATGCACAACAAAACAGTGCAAGAGCTATAATAAGTATAAGAAAAAATGATTTTGGATTCATATAAGTGTTGCTTTAGTCCAATTTCGAGTCCAATGTTCGTCTGTTTGTACGTGGTTGGGTCTGACCCATTTGCACACGTTATGTGAGAATACATTGTTTGGGAATGTTTTAGTGGTTCTTATAACGACACCCTCACGATTATTTCCAAAGAGTGATGGTTCATTCACTAATGAATTTACCAAATTTTCCAATTGTTTTTCTGATTCTATTTTTCCTCTCCACAGTTCTGGGACTGTTGGTACTCCTAATATTTCAGCCCAATACTTAACGAAATCCCAAGATGCCCATTGATTTGATATTTCGTCATATTGTGCGAACATAAACCAATATGATGGTAGTTTATCGTAGTGTATTGAGTGTTCTCCGTAGAGATTTTCCCCAAATACGATTTCATTGTCTTGGAGTAGTGGTTTCACTTTCCAATAGAGTCCATCGTCACCCCAGAGGTTACGTGACCAAGGGGTACGTGTTGGCGCACCATGACTACGTGCATATACATCTTGCGAGGTAAATGCAGTATTTTCCCCATCGAGCTTTTCTGTGATGACGATTTCTTGGTCTTTGAAATGGTCAAACCAATTATCTTTCAGTTTCTTGTCATCTTTCGTAGCTCCAAGAGAATATGGTAGATGATATGTCCTTGGGTATTTCATGATTTATATATTTTCTCGTTCACTAATTGGAATTCAATATCTTCTATTATTCTTCTCCATTTATTGTCGAGTTTTTCCCAATATCTATGTCCTTCTATTGTATTAGCCCATCCGAATGCATAGTTAATGAGTTCGCAATATTGTTTTGAATTGAACAATACTCTAATTGGTTCTATTGTAAATGGGTTTATATTATTTTCGATTGTCTTAAAATATAGTCGTTTCTGACTTCTCACAGCATTTTTATACCCATTAAGTGCCTTATTCTCTTTCAGAAACAAAAGGAATTCTGCAACCATTTCTCTATATGTAATTTTTATAGTTTTCATTCTCCCCACTTATTAAGTCTGTCTGTTGTTAATAGTTCAAAGTACTCATGCCAATCCAAGTCAACCTTATCTGGTTTCCTACAATCTGTCAAGTCGATACCCATATACTTGATGCATTGCATTGGTTTGATTTGTCCTTTTTCTGCCTCAAGATGGTGTTTTGCGCATAGTGCAGCACCATTGGATAGGTAGTAGCCTCCATCGTTGAAGAGTTTTCTATCCATGATGTGATGTGCATCCACTGCATCGCAGTCGCAATTAGGTACGCAGCATTTGCCTTTTGTCTTGGAGAATACTTGTTTCTTAAATTCCTCCCTAGTTAGTAGGTCATTGTTATTCGATGCCATTTTCGTTTGCTTTTTTAGCTTGTTCTTTCATATATTTGTCAAGGTTAAGTATTCCATCAATGAGGTTTGAGCCACTGTTTTCTAGCTCTTTATCTTCTATGATGGATTCTCTAGCCTCACGTAGTGTCCATGAATTCTTACCTGGTTGTGGGGTCATCATATATACATAATCTTCCCCATGCAGTTCTATTTCCTTATTGATTGCGTCAAGTGCAATCTGTTTTGCTTCGTCTCTAGTCATAATGATACTATTTTCTCAACTGCAAATATATGAAAAAAAGTTGGGATAGCCAAATTATTTAAGTAAAATTAACTATTTATTAGCATGAACAGAAAGGTTTATATAAATTCGAGGCAATATGGTGCTATAAAGGAATCTGAATGGAATTTTCATTATAGTCATGGTCAAGAGCATGATATGCGTCCTTATGGCAGTGATTCTAAATTTCGTATGGCTGGTCGTGAGACTGGGCATTTTGGTAGTGGAACATATTTTGCTACTTATAAGGGTGATAATAATTTAAATCAGTATCGTGATGACACGAAGAATTTCAATCCTAATTTCATACAAATGTCTGATGGAATATACAGGGTTGACCTTGACATTTATAAAAATTTGTATAGGGTTTGGAGTAAAAAGCAAGGTGATGTATTATACACAATGTTAGCCAATTTAAACCACATGGCTAATAGGATTGCATATATGGGTCATTTCAGTAAAAACATAGCATCGTATGACAATGCTGACGTATATCAGAAGATTAAAGCTAATGCAGATGGTTTGGGGTTGAAGTGTCCTTCATATTATGAATTGACAAGGATGGCTCAAAAACTAGGTCAAGATGACAATGATGTGAGGTCATTTTCAACAGTATTTATGGAATGGAATGGTTATAACGGTGTAAATGTAAGTGGCGTTGATTATTATGATAACACAAAGCATGGTTCTGTCATATACGATTTGTCGAAAGTAAACACTGATATGGAAGAAGTTATGCCAAAATCTTTATATACTGGATATAAAGATTACCCTTATGATGATACTGTTGTACAGAATGGTTTTGATGACCCTAGGATTGAATCATTGAGGGGTCATAGGGGTCTTTGGGTACATAAGCTTAACGACATGCCGTTATCTCAAGCAATGAGATTATTAAAAAACTATATGAACAGTGGTCACATTATTTATTCATTTGACGTTAGGGGCATGAACGATGAATTAGCAAAAAGGTATTTAAGACTTTTATTCGTTAAGAATCCTCGTAATTATTGGACTGGGAATTTATGTGATGATGTTGTTTATGGCGATGAAAGTCGTTTATATACAAAATTAATTGAGAAATTAGGTGCTTATTATTGGATTAATTACGAATCTAAAAAAGGTTCTGTATTAATAAATTTGCTTAACAATTTCGGAATGAATTTAGATTGGAATTTAACCACAGAACAAGAAAATGCAAAAAAAGAAGAATACCTCAATATGTTAATGGGGTATATGCAAAGGGAGTTAACGGATTGGGAAAAGGAGTTTATCAATGAAGATTATTATTGCAAAGAGGATTAAATTGGGCAACTATATAGGGTTTGACCTTGATAATTGATAAATGCAGTCAGAGGCGGCTGCATTTTCTATTTATGTTGATATTTATTATTAAAATAACGAATTAATACGTATTATAATATGAATAAGAAACTTATAAGATTAACAGAAAGTGACCTTCATAGAATTGTGAAGGAGTCCGTTCAAAGAATATTAAATGAAGTTGTGGTTGGTGGTCAATCATTACATGGTTATTACCCAAAGTGGAAAGACGATGCATCTCCAGATAAATCACGAAGTGCTGTTGATTTTAACGCATTATCTAGATTTGCATCACAAAAAGGTAATAGCAGAGTCGCAAATAATGCAAGAAATTCTTACAAAGGAGAGTTGAACGATTATGTTAATAACAATAAACATCGTGCCTATAATAATAATGTCGCAGCATTTACTGATTATAATGATATGGTTTTAAATAATGGTGGAATTGATAAATATAACAACATTGCCGATAAAAATGGACTTGAAAAACCATTTGAAAAGGGTAATGCTAGCTCAATCAATTATAGAAGAGGCCACCGTATATAATTTGGTAAAAACCATTTAACGTTATCACAATTATACGCATTGGCTGAATTATTGAATTGGAAAGAGTATAAGAGGGTAAAGATGGATAGGAATACCATTCTTAACATTGTCCAAATATAGAGTCGATTAAGCAGCCATCAAACCTACTCTGATTTCAGACCACTTTCTAACAAGTCCAATTGACTTGTCGAACATATGGGCGAATCTTTCCGATTCGCTCATTTTTCTTGTGTTCCAACGATAATGGGGTCAAGCCCTATATAATTGCCTAAACAAAAATAAAGAGCAATGACTGACTATTACTCTTTATTTTTTTCATCTATTGTGGTCAAACCATATATAATGGCAACTATATAATTACCTTAAATTGTTAAAAGTGTTTTACATTTATCCATGAGGTACGAATACAGTGTTGGTGTTCGTACCTTATTTAATGCTGATATTTTTGAATTAAAAATTCCTCCGATTGGAAATACTATTTGTTTATAATTTTTGACATGTTTATATATTTCTTCGAAATCATCATCAATTACTTTTTTAAATTCATCAAAATCATCATCAGCCCAACGCCCAGTTATACCTTTATGTTGTGGGTTATACCAGTGTTGTGTTGTAATTGGGTATGCGTTATCGAGTCCTCTAATCAATGCTGTTGTCATTGATGGGTAGTGTTTACCCTCTCCGTATTTCTGTGAGTACCATGAGGTATTTGGGATGAGTGATTTACCACTATCCCTATCTGTGTTGTCAGTGAAGATATACATGGAGTCTTTATCTTCCATTACGTTTTTTCTTGTGTATGGTATTGAGCTTCTTATAACTTTCATAAATTTCTGTCCAGTTTTCATCTATATAATTACACCATTTTAAATATATAGTATATAATCCATCCAAAGTAGCTTTCATTTTTATTGGGAATATCAAGTCATTAGGTGTATATAAACCCCCTATTATTGATTTCAATCTTTCTTTTATTTTTATTTTTGAAATAGTGTTTCCAATAGTATTGATGGTGTTATTAATTCTTATTATGTTATAACCGACATTTGACCCATATTTTGAATATCCGTAAACATACATAATTCCCAATGCTTTTTCTTTTTTTAAGAATTGGATAAGTATTTTTTTGGTTAATTTAATTTTAAGGTTCTTTTCTATCATATTTTGTTTATTTTAGGCAAATATATAATTAATAATTGTAAAAAACAAATATTTTAAGTATTTTTAGATATTTATGTAATATGGGTGTAATAAGAAACATAAAGGCTTCAATTGATGACAAGTCATCAATGAGCGTTAACAGTATAACGTTATTGGCATCTGCCATTATGGGTGTGATTGTTGGACTTGTAATGTGTTTCGTATTGGTATATGATGTTGTTTACGATGGAAAGGTTGATACTGATATGGGAGACATGGCTATGCTATTGATGTCTAGTGGTGTTTACATTCTTGGTAGTGGTGCTCCAAAGGCTTATGTTGATTCTCGTATGAAGACTCGTTCTTGGGTTGAGAATGAGAAATTGCAAATTGAGGCTGAAGAGGACGTTGAAGACTACAGAGCAGAAAGAAGAAGAAACAGAAGAAAGAAGAACCAGATTGTTGATGTTGAAGGTGACGCTGACGATGGTTCTGAAGATAACTTAGATAACGAATAAAAATAATATGAACAAGAATATTCTTAATTATATTGAAGAATGTGAAGCTTGGAAGGTTGGGATAAAGAATCTGCACTGGAGTGCTGATAACTTATCTCAGCATGAGTTGTGTGATGACATTGCCGATGAGATTTCAAATTTTGAGGATTTGGTATCTGAGGTAGAGCAGTCAATTAGCGGTAAAATCAAGTTAAATGGTTTTACTCCAAAGAGTTATAAGATTACATCTTTGAAGTCATTTGTTGAAGATGTTATTTCTGCTACTCAGTCATTCTTGAAGGAACTTGAGGGAATGGGTGAGAAATACGTGGGCATTAAGAGCGAGTGTGAGACGTTCATTGGCACAATGCAGAGGAAGTTATACCTTGTCAACTTTACGCTCAAGGAAGAGCTTAAAAAGAGGCTTAGAGACAGAATAAATGAGTCAAGACCAAAGAATTTAGCCAATACAGAAGATGTAGAGAAGTTCATGGGTAGAAGACCAAAGACAATCAAGGCTAGAATTAACCAGATTTACAGAATTGTAAAGAAGTATGGTATTGACTCAAGGAAATACCACGATGAAGCTTGGCAAGCAATTGACGATTACTACAGAGCAATTACATCTTTAGGTTGCGAGGTTGAGTTGAAGCCTTGTGGACATTTAAACAATGCTGATAGCATGGAGTCTGATGGTGGATATTGTGATTACGACCCATATGACCATATGCCACGTTCAAAACAATACGCCATTAAGATAATGTTCGATGATGGAATGAATATTGAAGGATATATTAAGTGTATGGCTGCTGGAACTGTTGAAGACCCATTCGCAAGCTATGACACTTGTATGGTTCTCTGGCCAAAGCAGAATAATGTATTAGAAGCTAAAAATATTAGTAAACAAATGAGATTAACTGAGGCAGAGCTTAAACAAGTTGTTAAAGAGGCTGCGATGAAGATATTATCTGAAACGCCATTGAACTATGATATTGATAATTTCAGTGGCAGATGGAACAAAAACGTGCCAGATGATTATATTGATGGAGAGAGTGAGGGGTATTTTGATGACCCAAACAGAAAAAGTGACATTGAGTACGATTTAGATGATTATGCTTCTGAAGAAGGTGATACAAGACCAATGAAGGACATCGAAAACGATTATTCTTGGGGATTGCATGATAATCAGCCAATTGCACAAAGTCCTGAGTCTGAATATGCAATGTCAACAAAAGCTGGCGTTCCATTTGATGTTGACAAAGCAATTTCTATGAGAAACAGAGGTAATAATTGGACTGACAGAGAGCTTCGTCATGGCGGCAGAGTAATGGATAAGTATGTTCATGGTAAATATGATGGAGAAGATGTAGGTGATGCTTGGGATGATTTGCATTATGAGAGTAAAGAGCCTATGAAGGTTACTGAATCAGAGGTTAAGGAGCTTGTTAGGGAGGCTGCAATGAAGATTATCAACGAATACACTCAGAAGCAAGCGAATACTAAAGGATTTATAAGGTCAACTCATGGACATGGTGATATAAGCAAACATAGAAAAAAAGCGACACCAGAGGAAAGGGCTGAAGCAAGAAGAAAGTTGGGAATTCCAGAACCAGAAAAAGTTGCTGAAGAATCAATTGATATTGACCCAAAAAACAAAGGAAAATTTACAGCAACTAAAAAAGCTACTGGTAAGTCAACCGAAGAGCTTACACACTCTAAGAATCCACTAACAAGGAAGAGAGCTAACTTCGCTAAGATGGCAAAAAGGCATTGGAAACCATTAAAAAATAAGAGTTGAGATTATTTCTCAACTCTTTCTTTTTGTCGTTTCTATTATAGTCATTCAGTTTTTTCGCTTGTCACTTGTGTAAGTGTACCATCTTCATCAAGAATAAATGCTTTCCTACAGTCTAGGCAAGCCCATTTATCCGTAATTATTGGGTGTTCTACTTGTTGCGTATGACCGAATATCTGGTAGTCATATCCCTCAACAATTGAATCAGCATTTGGGATTATATTATACTCAAGAGAGTCATCTAAGTCTATTTTCTCTCTCACATCTGACCACACAATGCTTCCGCTATCTTCACCAAACCAGCTTCTATAGCTAGATACATCTGTTAGTGCTCTAATACCTTCTGGCATTTCTAACAGATGATTTAAACTATCTACGGTTGGTTCTCCAATAATTCTCTTATTTCTTTCAACCCATGAGTTCATAAGACCTGCATGTGAAAATAAATATTTTTTATCTCCAATAGTTTCCTCATGTGCAAGCTCAAACAAGCTTCTATGGGTCTTAAAATCTCCTATGATATGATAGGCATTGCTTGAGTCATATCTTGAGCGTGTGTGGAACTCTTTTGACCAGTAGTGTAGGTCATGGTTTCCAAGTAGAAGAACAACTTTGTTCTTATTATTAATCTTATAGTCTATAATTTCTTCAAAGTTATTAATTGCATCTTTCCTAGTGATTCCTTCATCTGGATATGGGTCAAGGTAATCGCCAAGAAAGATTATTTTATCAACTTTGTCTTCATACTGTGAAACCGCATCCTTCCAAAACTGACGGCCATGAATATCTGGGATTACCAGCCATTGTTTCATTTTCTTTTTCTTTAATTTGAATTGTAGAATGAGTTATTTTCTCTTCACTGCAATACATTCTCCAAAGTTCTGTAATGTAGTGAAGTTTTCCGTATGATATTCTACCATATCTATCGTAGGCATCCTCATTATTATATGCGAATGGGAACAATAGAACTAGGTCATCATACCAAGGGTATAATGTTGCGCCTTTATCGTATGGTCTATTGTGTCTTGCATTGACCATATCACAGTGACCTTGATAATTATTTACCCTTTCAATAAAATACTGTTTGTAAAGCTGGGAGTAACTGCCAAACTCCTTGTTCATGTAGTAATGGAATGTACCGATGAACTTGAAGTCTCTCAAAAAGTTATAGAACCTTTTGAAAGCCTCTTCAGGTGTAATATCCCATTCTCCAATCATCCTATAGTAGTGGCTATCATAATCAATGAAGCTTGCATTAACCCTTGCCATTTTACTTTACTTTTTAAATTATTTGGATTTTTCCATCCATATTTTCATATTTTAATCAACCCACATCTTTAAGTTGCTGTTTTCTTTTATTTGTTTTTGTATTTTATCATTCACTTCATACCAAGATATTGGTGTAAAGTTATTGAAATCTACTCCAACATCATATTGCGTTGGAAATAGCATTTGATAGCAACGTTCACAGTCTCGTCCAGTGTTCCGTTCTTTTATATTAGATAAGTGAACGTGTCCAAATAGGCTATACTCCAATCCATTAAAGTCTCTATATGTCCCACTATAACAGAGAAATGGGAAATGGTTAAGCCAAATTTTTCTACCTTCTATCTCAATTCTCATTTGCTGCGTTACGTGCTTGAACAAACCTACAGCTTGCGGCGTGAGGTTTTTTATGTCGTGATTCCCTTTGATTAGGATAATGTCACCATTGAGTTGTTCTCTAAAATCTTTCCAAGCGTTATACCCACCCCAAGAAAAATCTCCAAGATGGAATACTATGCCATCTTTTGGCACTTTTTCATTCCATTTTCTGATTAGTTCTTGATTCATTTCCTCAACATTCTCAAATGGGCGTTTGCAGAACCCAATGATATTACTATGGCCGTAATGCGTATCACTCACGAAGAATATTCTATCTCCTTTTTTAAATTTAAAATCACATTTACTCATATTTATTTTTTATTTTCGAAATATATGAAATACTAACCCCTAATTTTGAAGAAATTTCTTTATATTTTTTGCCTTCATTTATCAAGTTAAGTATTTCTGCTTTTAATTTTGAAGATTTCTCTTTATCAACTCTATTAACACAAACCCCATATCTTGATTTTATCCTTAAAACATAGTCTGTTGATATATTAAACTTTTTTGATACCTCTTTAGTTGATGCACCATTTTCAATCATATGCAAGATATTATTTGTCTTGTTGGAAATATTGTATCGTTTATGCGTTGCCTCAACATCATATACTGTTTTGCTATTGTGCATTGCATTTAAGCGTTCCCATTTTCTTTTTAAATATGGCACTGAAGATACTAATGGTAATAAAACTTTTGTTGTATTGTGTTTGTTGATTCTCCAATAAGCATAACCATCTTTTGTCATTGTCGCTTTTTTTTCTTCATCAAACAAATCAGCAAATTCGTTTAACACACCTAGCCAAGATGAGTGGATTCTAAACCTTATTGAATTTTCACTTATAGAACCATCCCCATCAACAAATCCAATTAAAAGATATTTTAGTAACTCTTTATCGTGATTCAATATTGTTTTTGGCGGGTTATAGGTCTTGTTTTGTTTTATATCAAATTTTTTACACAACTCCTCAACAACCTCAGTATGTTTAGCTGCAACTCCTATTCCAAGTTCTCCTCTATCTTCTAATTTTCCACCCCATTTAATGAAGTTAGCAAATTTTTTCACTTGGTCACTGTCTTTCAATGCTAAATGAAAATTAACTCTACCGTTTTCAAAATGTCCGTCTGCCAAAAGAAAACCAACCCAATAATATGCTTCTGGTGTTTCTTCAAGTAATGAAGATAAATCGCATTTTCTTTTTGCCCTAGCGCGAGATGCACAGTTTCTACAAACTGCGTTATTCTTTTCAGCTAACCAAAATGCTGAATATGACCCATATTCTAACTCTTTACCACATATCTTACAAATTCTATTATATTTTTTCATAGTAGATAACATTACCTACTATAAATATAATGTTATTGTGGAAAATATCAATAATCAGAAGTAAAAAAGTCGCATTTTTTTACAAAAGTATCTTTAAATCTTCAATTACAAGCTGGTTATCTACCATTTCGATAGTACCATCCTTATACTTAATAAAAACACTTTTATCTTCGTTCATACTAATGTTTTCAATATTGTTTTCATCAACGACTTTCGGTACGTATGAGAATAATGCTTTAGAGAGCATGAGCATACTGAGTACTGAAAGTGATGCTATTTCATTCGCAGAACCATTTTCCAATATTCTGTTAAACTCTTCATCCCTAATGGCGCAAGAGCGAGTGTAATTATCCATGAATATCTCCCACTTAAATAGCATTTCATGTAACGTAGAGTCATTGATTATAACTTTATTAAAACAATCTTTCCATGTTATTGATGTTTCAGATTCGTGGTTTGATATATTATCTAATGTTGTTCGAGTAACGAACCAGCAATCACCTCCTAGGTCTTCAATCATTTTCTTCTCATTAGGAAATCTTACATCATCAATTACATAATTAGTATTTTCATCTATCATTTCTCTAATTTTGTTGACATGCCAATCCTTGTTATACTTCCTAATGTAGTCAGTACCAATGAATTGCAGCATATCTCTCACAGTGTGCAGATATTTACCATCGCATATCTCAGTTGTTGTTTTAATTGGTATATTTGTTTCTTCAGATAAAATTTCACAAATGTCTTTACCAATTGTAATTTCTATTGGTATGCTTTCATTTTTTGCTCGATTTAACTCATCAATTGAAATATCTAGTATATCTGCGCAAAGTTGTTTTAGTGGAAGAGCAAAAGATAAACGTTGATACCCATATTTCTCGCACACTTCAGATAAAACAGTTTTTCCACTTCTACATCTTCCAGCGAAACCAATTACCATATTATCTATCTTTTAATGCCTCATTTATTATGTTTGTTAGGTCGTTTAATGGAATGTTACCCATTACTTTGTATATAAGTTCATCGTTTTCGTCTAAGAGAATCGTTGTTGGTACTGACCTAATTTGATATTTTTCAGCTAATACGTCACCATTTTCATCATTTTCAATATCAATTTCTTTAAATTCAATGTCCTTATATTCATCCATTTCCTTTACCTTATGGAATGTTGGAGCATATGCTCTACAAGGTGAGCACCAAGTTGTAGAAAGCTTAACCACACTTTTCACTTTATTCGTATTCATAATTTAACTTTTTTGTTTTTTTTTTTTATTTTTAAGTAGGTCAGAGAAAGCGTTTACTTTTCTCTTACCCATTGAATTCATACTTACTGTAGCACTAGTAAGTATATCTTTATTTATTTTTTGTGCGTTTCTAATTATTGTTTTCACATTGGCTTCATTGAGCACAATCTTCGTTGACTTGTTAAGTACTTGGTTTACTTGAGTTTCAATTCTATTCAGAATTTTTATATTGTTGCTGTTTGAGAAATCGAATTGTTCAAATTCCTTTTCGTCAATGAATCCAAGTGTATTTTTTGCTCTAGTGTAGGCAACATACATAAGGTTGTATTCTTGCTTGATTTCCCAGTCTTTCTTAGCTGATTTGCTAGGCATTAGTGAGTTACACACGATGTATACGTTATTTGCCTCAAGACCTTTTGCCTTATGTACTGTTGATAGTGCAATACCGTCTTTTTTATCCCTAGCTGGGAAAATCTCATCTATCTTAGCCATAACCTCTTCTGCTGTGGTTAATCCCTCAGAGAGAATTTCTAATGCCTTTATACTATCAAGTTTGCTTTGTATCTGTTGGCTTTTAATTGCTGTCTCTTCGTCTATTCCGAATTTATCCATCAGTTTATTCCTAGAGACAAATAAATCGTCATATAGTCTTACAAATACGCCATCATCCTTTAAATCAGCATTAAGCTTATCTTGTCTAGTGCTTCTTACCAATGTTTTCAAGTTTGCGCCTATATCTTTTCCCCTAATAAATGCTTTTTTGCCCAATTTCAAGAAAGTGTTATATGCTTGAACTAGTGGAGCATTATTTCGGCAAAGTACCATATCTCCGTCACAAACAACGTCTAGTGGAACGTCATGTAGAATTTCTCCCACCCTACCGTCATTGTTTGGCTCAATTGATGGAACAATTCTCTTTGCAAAATCCACAATTTTAGAGGCGCAGCGATACGAAATACTAAGAGGCAAGCAAACTGTATTTGGTATTGATTTGAGAGCATTGAATGATTGTGGGTCCCCACCAGCGAATGAGTACAGCATTTGCTGGGAATCTCCAACACTCACCAATCTTGTACCCATCTTAAAGCACTTCAAAATAAGCTCTCTCTCTGCTTTATTCATGTCTTGGCATTCATCTACCATGATAAAGTCGTAAAGCAGTCCTAGAGGCTTTAAATAAAGCACATGGGGCATCCAAATCATATCTCCGTAGTCGATATAGTCTAGTTCCTCTTTACCCCACCTCAACGCTTCAAGTGCAATCTCCTTTTCGTCTGCAATAGTTTCTATGTCGTACCTATCTTGGATA